GGAAATAGCCTGTTGATACTTAGTAGGTTACTACTATTGAGCAGGAAGCCGACAGTTCTAAAGTGGCGGTAGTTCACACCATGTAACTAAAAGTAAATTAATAATATTTAAGATTAGTAGTTGACAAAAGTGATACACTGTGATATTATTAATAACAAAGGAGATGAGATAATGGCAGTAAGTAAAGACAATGAAAGAATTCTTGTAACAGTTACAAAAGAAACTGCTGACAAGATAAAAGAATTAGCAGATCAAGATAAACGATCAAAATCATCAATGGCATCAATTCTTATTGATAGAGGCTTAGAAGGTTATTATAAATAAAATTTTGAAAGAGGTATTTATTATGAAATCTGTTAATGAAATTAGGAAAACTCTTTTTGCTACATTATCCGAATTGGAATCAATGAAACGTGACGATAATAATTTGCTTCAGCATGATTTGAGATCAAAACTGTCAACTATCTATGATGATATTCTTGATGAAGAAGATATTCCAGAGGAATATTGGCAGCGTATTGAAAATCAATTTTAAGGAGTGAAATAAAAATGGGAAGATCAAAATTAACGTACATACAAAGAGCAACAAGAATTAATGAACTTCTTGTTCAGTTAGATGCAATTTGTTCTGATGATCACAAAAAAATTTCTGATTATACACAATCTGAATTAGTAGAAGAAGCAAGCTATTGTTTAGATAAATTAACGGAGGATTTAAATGATGATTCTTTTGCAGATGATATTTCATATAATAAAAAGCAAATAAGAATGCTGAGAAAGTATCTCAATGATTTTAGTTGAAGATGTAATTAAAATATTTGAGACGTACTAGCAAAGCTGTGTAAGGCTCTACAGTGCGATATAGGTGACATAGTAGAGTATGCGGGAAAGGGTGAGTAAGAATGAATGAAATCAAGTTTAATATTGGAGATAAAGTCTATCATCCTATTTATGGATTTGGAACAATCTTAGGAAATAGACATAAAAGACATAATGGCAGATATTATTGGCATGTTGAATATGAAGATCATACATTTGGATATGCTTCAGAAAACAAATTGTGTAAAGCAGACGAGATTGACTGAATAAATCGTTAATTTGATTTGGAGGATAATAGATCATGGCAATATCGTATAAAAAACTAATGAAGCTATTAGAACCCAGAGGAATGAAATTATATTTAAAAAAAATGGAATCCATGCTTCAACAATTCAAAACTTCAGGCAGACCAAGATGTTATGGTAACTATTATTAATAGAATTTGTGAATTGCTTAATTGTCAGCCAGGAGATATTATGGAACATATTTCAGATAGTTGTATAGATAGCAACTCAAATAACAATATCAATAACATTCAAACTGAATATTCAAAATTAAAAGACGAAAATCAACGACTCAGAAATAAATTTAAAAAATCAATGAATTATCAAATTATAATAAATAAAAGGAGCATTTAAAATGTTATCAAACGAAGTTATTAAAGCTTTACAGGAAGTAGAAGCAGAATCTGATGGAATTAAAATTACATATTTTGCACCATCACAAAATGAAGTTGGAGTTATTACACCAGAATCTTGTGGTGAAGAAATTGAAATATATTTACACGGTAAGACTTGTTATGATAAAATAAGGAATTTTAGAGAACAATTAGGATTAGATTTATTATGAAAAATATCTTATGTAATAGATGGCTTAGAAAACTGTCTGGATATGAATATTATTTTGTATGGAAAAGCACAAAAAACAATAATAACTTAAATAATGATATTATTAATAGTATATTACCTATGGTAAGAAATACAGCAATTAAAAGTATTAATGATTTGTTATTATATAAAATATTTGTAAAACATAATAATAAATTTGTTAATAATGGTTTTTATAAAATTTCAGAACAAAACAGTATTTATATTGACAATATTATGAAATGTTTGAATGAAAAATTTATTACGCAAACAGATGCTATTGTTTATTTGTGTTTATTGTTATGCAAAGAAAATAATATAACTCCAACCTTATCTGATTTAAAGTTTATGCTTAATATGAATAAGAATAATATAAGTAAACATATTCATTGCTTATATAATAAGCAAATAATTAATATAGTAAAAGAAAAAGGTTTTTATGGGCAATGGTGTAATATATATCAATTAAATCAAATTTAGCTTTTATTTAAAAGGAGAAAATATCATGAATGTTTTTGTTGTTACGCAAAGTTTGTTTAATACAGAAGTTATTGCAGTTAAATCTACGGAATGTAAAGCAAAAGAATATATAAAAGAATTGGAAGCTCAGGGTAAAGGAAAAGCTTCTTATTCATATGAAGAATTTACTATAGATTAATAAGATCAAACATCTATTTCATATTTAAAAATAAAAATATTAAATTAGGAGTGGTTATTATGGCTACAAAGCTTATCGTTAGTTATCCAGATGATAGAGAGAAAAGTGAAATAATTCAAGCCGACCCGTTTAATTCTTTAAAATTCATTTGCAGATTAAAGAAAATAGCATTTGAAGAAAGCAAATTAGTAGGAATTGGCAATGGGTATGAATACCCAATTAAAGGAAATATTGTTATCCAATCAATAGGAATGAATTAGTAATATTATACAATTATAACACACTATATAAAAATAAACAAGTTATAATAACTATATTTGTTGTATTTTTAGAAATAAAAAATAGTTTGTTGTAACATGTTCAACATTAGATGTGTTACAATATAAGCATAATAATTGTTAAAATTTATTTTATACTAATACAAAAAAAGAGGTGTGTTAGTATGATAATAAAATTAAAAAAAATAAGAAAAGAAAAAAATATTTCTTTAAGAAGGTTGGAAACTTTAAGTGGTATTAGTTATTCAGAAATAAATAGAATTGAAAATGGTGAAATACAACCTACAATACTTACTTTGTGTTGTATAGCAAAAGCGTTAGGAGTTACATTATGTTCAATTGTTTCTTGTGATAATAGTGAATAATTTTTGAATAGTTGCTCTTTGTAATGCAATAATTATCAAAATATGATGGTATAGTGAAGCAATATAAATTATGAATAGATAGGAATAAGAGAAGAATCCTGCTCTGGTCTGAAAGCACGAACAAAATCCTTCTCTTTACATAAATCAAAGACAATCTTTGTATTTACATAGTGATTATACTATATGGTACATAGTTTGTCTATAACTAAAATAAGGAAGGTAAAGCTATGTATCAACAAAATACTAATGAAATAAGACCTGAAATTACATTAAAAATTATGGAACTGAATAAAGTTGAAGACATTGAGTTTGATGAAGATTATTGTCTGTACGCAATTATTCCTCTGAAGCGTACAAGTGACAATGCGGCAATGTATGATTCTGCTTTTAGATACTTTCTGAAACAGTACGTTAATGATGGGCATGATGTTGAGGACATTATTGATCAAGAACCAAATTTATTTTTGATTATTGATGATAATGATGGGGAGCAAGTACATTTTCTTCAATCGTTTATTAAAATTAACGATTTTGGAAGACTAACAGAAGAATGTTTAGGTAAGGAAATTCAGCTTACAGATATAGAAAAAGCAAGAATTGACTTTGCACTTTTAAAATTTTCAAATCCGCAAGAGTATTTAAGGCAATATACCAGACAGCAATTTGCAAATAGACAAGAAATCAAGAACAGATTTGGTTTTGTGATGGACGAAATTGATGAACAGCGATTATATAAATCTGTATGGATTACACCTGACTATAAAATATGTTTAATTGGTTGTGTACCAGAAGTGGATAATCCCAAAAGTAAAATGCAACTATTAAAAATTGGAGCATAAATAATGAGGGGCTTTGCCCCTCTAAAAATACATAAACAATAAAATATTAAAATAATTTTTAAAAAATACTTGACACCAAGGGGGTAGTCTGTTATTATATAAGAGCAAACAACATGATAGTGAATTTAATATATTACATATAAGGAGATGATGAACATCATGTTGCAGACGACAGAAAGTTATAAGCAAAAAAATATTAAATGTGATTATCCTTTGGAAAGAAGTATTTATCTTGTAAATTTTAGAGATGCTATTGGGAGTCAACAAGGTGGAATTCGTCCTGCGTTAGTTGCATCAAACAATACTTATAATAAGTTTAGTCCAACAATTACGGTCATTCCAATTACATCTAAAATCAATAAAAAAAGTCCAGTACATGTTTTAATAGATGCAAACAGTTTGAATGGTCTTTCTAAGGATAGTGTTATTGAGGTAGAAAAAATGCGTGATATTAATAAATTCCAACTTATTAAAAAGATGGGCACAATTTCAGTAGAAGAAGAACGTAAGGTTGCAGAAAAATTTACTATTCAATTTCCGATGTTAATATCTTTATTAAAAAATTAAAATATATGATTGACTTTTAATAAGTGAAGTGATATTATGATATTAATAATTTAAATTAAAAAGGAGAGATATTTATGATTAAAGATTTTGCACAAAAATATCAAATTTCGACAGATATTATAAACAAATTATATAACCCTAATAGAAAAATTGATTTTATTGAAGAACAATATGGTGGAAATCAAAGTAATAAATCAATAGAAGTAAAAACAAGTTTTTTTAAGAATATAGGCGATATAGAAAAACAAAAAGGTAAAGATTTAATGGAGTTTAATATAATTGAAATTGAATCTATTTTTAAAACATTAAAAATTGCTGTGAAAAGTTCATTTAATAATCGTAAGAATATTATTAGAAAATATTTTGAGTGGGGTATACAAAAAGGATATATAAATTTTGATCGAATAATTTTATTTGATAATTTAACATTTGATCATATATTTGACGATAATAATTTAAAAAATAAATATTTTAAAGATATAAATGATTTAATAAAATGTTTAAATATTATAGTTAGTACTTATACTCCATATGATCGACATAGATATGATACAATTATTTGTGCAATATTATTAATTTGGTGTGGTATGTCAATTAATGATATTTGTTGTTTAAAAATTGAATCAATAGATTTTAAGAGTAAAACAATAAAATTAGATAAAGATTATAAATTACCAGAATATGTAAATAATTTTATTATTGATTATTTAAATACAACAAGTTATACAGGTAATCAAAAAGCTAAATTAGGGAAAGTATATCTTTATAAAGATACTGGATATGTATTAAGAGTAACAACAAATTCAAGTATTTTATGTTATTCTAAAGCTGGATTACAATCTACTATTTCTAATTGGTTTAATAAAGGAATTACTCAAATTGCAGAAAATAATAGATATTTTGGTCATTCTCTATATTTAAAAGACGTTTATGATTCAGGATTTTTTAATAGATTATATGAATATGAAAATCAATATAATATTAAGGTTAGAGATTTAGATGATAAAATATTTTTGAATTTAAGACATATAAATAATATATCTGAACAAAAGAAGGGTAAATTAATAGAGACTTATCAATTATGGAAACAAACATTTTATGGTATTTAATTTAAATGTTAATTTTTAAGAAATTTAAGTCTTATTTATAGACTTAAATTTTACATATTAAATAAAAATATTAAATAAAAATAGTAATATTAAATTTATTTTATTTAAATTATTGACATTTAAATTAAATACCATTATAATTAAATACATAAATTATAAAGGAGTGTATTTTATTATGAAAATTGATGTAGACATTCCATGCGAAACAAAAATGGTTGAAATTAGTTCTTTGATTAATAAAATTGAGAAACAATACATTACAGGAGGAGAAACATTACAAGATTTAATTTTGGAAAAACTTTCAAAAGAAGGAAAAACAAATATTAAACCAAAAGCATATATGGAAGCACAACGAGGTTATACATGGGAAAAATGGCGAGCTTCTAATTTTATTTATTCTGTTATGAGACATAAGCATATTCCTGAAATTATGCTTTATAGAGAAGATCATAAAAGTCAATACTGGAAAACTCTTGATGGACAACAACGACTTACAACTCTTTGGAAATTTATTAATAATCAATTTCCATTAGATATGAAAAGAGCAAATTTTAATCATTTTGTTCTCGATGATAAAGAATATTCTATAAATGATTTAGAAGGAAAAAGATATTCTGATTTACCGCAAGAATGGCAAGATAGGATTTTAAGTCAATCACAAAATGTAACTTATCTTAGTGATTGTTCCGATAGACAAGCAGAAGATGTTTATACTGAAATGGCAAACGGAACAAAATCTTTAAAACCAGTAGAAATTAGAAAAGCTGCAATGGGTATAGAAGTTCGTAATTTTGTTTATAGTTTTCTTAGTGGTTCATGGCCTTTTCATGTAATGACAACCTCATCTGCAAGAGGAAATATGGGATTAGATATTACTTCACAATTTTTTGCTTTATTAAAAGCAAATGGAGCAATAAAATTAGACAAAGACAATGTTGATAAAGTTATTTTTGATTTAAGAGATAAAAAAATTCCAGAATCGATTAAAACAAAAACTTTAGCAACACGAGATTATTTAAATAAAGCGACGGATATTATGACAAATATAAAGAAAGAAACAGACAAACAACGTAAAACAGGAAGAAAAACAAAAGATTATAATAAATATCGTTTTCAGATTTTTAAAAATAAAACTTATATTTTAATGTTCTTATGGGCAGGGAATTTAGCTGCACAAAGTCAAATTGATATTGATAAATTTGCTAATTGGACAATTAACTTTTTTAAAAAACCATCTGAATTATTTAAGAAAGGATTAGCTGGTAGAGGTTCAAAAGCGGGTGATTTAATTAATGTTTCAAAACGTATAAAGGCAATAGAAATTGAAATAGATAAATTAAAAAAGGATAATTCAGAGGTTCAAGTTGAAGGAGTAGCGCAACAAATAGAACAAACTGACAATAAACAGTTACAAGAAAACTTAGATGATAAAACTGAAAATAAGCAAATAACTTTTGAAAAACAGAAGTTTGAAGAAAAAATCGAATAATTATTTTTTATGGCAGAGTTTTTACCCTGCCAATACATATATAGTTATTATAAAATATTAAAACAAGTAATATATTACTTGATAATTAAAATATTAAATGGTATAATAAAAACATAAATAAAAGGTGTATTTGATTAGTTCATATAATGCGGATTAGCCAAGGGGTAAGGCAACGGACTTTGACTCCGTTATTCACTGGTTCAAATCCAGTATCCGCAGCCAGTGATTAAATTATTGAAATATTAAATAAAAAGGAGAAAATATAATGTGTAAAAAATATGTTATATCAGACGGTAAAAATTATATTTATGTTGAAAATGGTTTACAAAATACAACATCCAATATTAGTAAAGCACAAAAATTTGCTACATATGAAAAGGCAAGTAATTTTATTAAATCAATGAAGAAAAGTTTGCGTATGTTTAATTGGAAAATAAAAGAATTAGGTTTTAGAAAAGAGAATTTGCAAAATTTTGTATCTACCCAAAATATTATTGTAGATAATGAATTGGATGGAATTATAAATAAAATTAAAGAAGTAGAAGATTTTACAAAACAATTAAAGGTAAAAAAACAAGAATACATAGAACGTTATAATACAGTAAAAAAAGAAATTACGGATATTGAACATGCGGCGGAATTTTATTCATTAAATGCAGCACAAGGTTATAAAATATATAAAATGTTACATGAAGCAAGAATAGAACGTAGAAAATGTAAAGATGGTTTAGCAAAAATATCTTATATATTAGATGGAAATTTTCAAGATTGTTGTAATGATAGAATTAGTCGGCGTATAGAAGGTTTAAATCATAGGCAGTATGAGCCAAGGGTTCTAAAGGAATTGTTTAATGTATAAGATAGATTTCATGTTTCATTTGATAAGGAGAATTAATTATGAATAAGGAACAAATTATTAAGCAGTTAGATATTATAGATCAAGAATATAGTATGGCATTAAATTATCCGAGTTCTTTAAAGGATCAAGCTATTCATTCAGCAATTAATTACATAAAAAATATTAATCAGATGGATAAACAAGAACTTGAAGATTTGAATAATGCTATGTAAGAGTTTTATGATAATGCTTTTCACCCCAATATGAAATCTGAAATAAGTGACAAGGCAAAGGCTGTCGCTTTAAAATGTATGATTATGGTTTGGAATGAAAATAGTAAAACTAAAATTAATAATATTAAGATTGAGAAAAACGAAGATACAAGTCTTGATGAAATGATAGCAGATTTGCCAGATGATTCTCGGTCAAAAATTGTAGAAGAAACATTTCTATTAAATTTTAAAGAAATAAAAAAAGGTCAAGTTAAAAAGATGGGCAATTTAAAAATTAAGAAGGTAGAATAAATGGATAATGAAATAACTTATAATAAAACATGGTATAAATATCCAGAAACTAATCCATCAATGTTGAAATATTATTATAAATATAAATTTTATGAAATATGTTGGCATTGGTATGGTGAACAGCATAAACATATTAATCAAATGTTTTATGATAGGTGTGAGAAGAAATGGTATACTTTTAATTATTATGATGGTGTAAATCCTAATGATATGGAAAAAATAAATTTTGAATGTCCTATTATAGAAGGGAAACAAGAAAAACGTATAATTGAAGCATGGTCAGAAATTACATTTCCAAAATTTAATAATTAAAAGGTAAATAAAAAATGAATGATAATTCAAAATTTGCTGAACAGCAATGTAAAAATTTAAAAATTCCTTATGTTAAAATAATTAAAGGTAAATATTATTATTTTGATAACGGAAGAAAAACAGAAATTACAAAGAAATATGCTGATAATATACAGAAAGAAACCGACAAGGTATTAAAAGAATGGTTTGAAGATATTGATAAAGAAATCAAAAAGAAGGAGGCACAGACAAATGTATGCGAAAGTAAAACTTCCAGATGATTTTGTTAAAGGTGATTGCGAACATTGTCCTTTATGTATCAATGAAAAAGATATAAACAGCGATGCAATAGAAAATTTTAAAATGTGTTTAATCGAAAAAATATCTTAATGGTTATGCAATTTATGGGACTAAAAAGCATTTACAAGAAGATTGTTCAATGGAGATTGAATATGATATACTGAATATAATTTAATTACGAATGATAAAGAAGGTATACATAATGTTTAATGTGTTTGATAAAACAAACAAAGAATATTTGGTATTTGAAGTTAGAAATGATAAAGCAGGATATCCACATTTTTTGATTTATAAAGATAATCAGTGGATTTGGAAAAGTGCAAAATATTTCAAACCGTATATAGAAAAAATTAAGGAGGATAAATAGTATGTTTTTTGATAAAGACAAGAGAACGGAAGATATGCAGGAAGGTAAAACAGATGATATAAAAAATACAAAAGAAGATAATAAAATTAAAGTAAAACCTAAAATGATTTGGGTAGATGGATACAAAGGCACAAATGAAAATATGAAATGCAGAGATTTTCAATATGAACTTGGAAAGGAATTTATATATGATGGGCAAATTGATTTATGTAATAGTGGATTTCATGCATGTAAAAATTTAGAAGATGTTTTTACCTATTATTCATTAAATGGTAAGAATAGATTTTTTAAAATTAAAGCATTTGTCCCTGAAAATTATAATGAAAATTTTAATAAATATGTTGTAAAATGTGATAGTGTTGGTATAAGAACTACGGAATTTGTAACTTCAAAAATTCAATTTATTTCGGAATGTGCTTATAATGATTTAAAATATTATATCACTCAAAAATATCCTATGATTGAAAACGAAAATGAGTATCATGATCATATTTGTAATTATGATATTTTTGCTAAAAATAAATTTATTAAAAAAATGATTAATTTTGGATATTCTGAATCATTTGCTACAGTAATTAGTAATAATCTTAATAATTATGAAAATATTTTAAGTTATGCTCAGGCATTTGAAGATGAAGGAATATCTAAAGATTTAAAAATTTATATGCTTATTAAAAAGACTGAATCGGTGAATATAAATGAGACACAATATAAAAATGGACATTATATTCGAGAGGAATGATTAAATGAAAATTAAATTTGAAAATGGTAATGAATTTGAATCAATACATACTGATAGTTCTATAAGAAGTAAACGTTCTAAAATTATAGGTTGTAATTGTTATGATACTAAAACCAATACATGGGTATTTCACGAACTTTTTATAGAAAATCCAATAGATAGATATATTCCAGAATGGTTATACACAGAATGATTAATTAATAAAGGAGAATGTGATGAGGAAATTTCATATAAATGATGTTGTATATTGCTATTATGATGAGGAAATTTCTTGTGTAAAAGGTAAAATTATAAGTAAAAGGCAAGAAATTAATGATAATGTGACTAATAAAAAACTTTATTGTTATAAAGTACATTGGGATAGAGGCGGTAGTAGTGAATTTTCAGCAGAACATATATTCACAACTCAAAAAGAATGTCTTGATTTTGCAAAACAGAAAAAAAAGAAAATAGAAGAAAACAGAGATAAACTATTTGAAGTAGGATATTATGATGGATGTTCTATATATGATAAATATTTATGTATTGCTAAAAATAGTAAAGAAGCCGAAGAAAAAACTAATCAATATTTAAATAAATTTAAAATGCATAATAATTATATATTTTCACCAATTAAAGAAATTACAGAAATTGATGGGCATAAAATAGTGGTAGAATAAAATATTTATAGTGAGGTGAAAAGATTGGATGCATGTAGATGGTTATGGAATGATGTGCAAGATGATTTGAAATTATTACAAAAAGAATATAAAAAGTTAGGATACAATTATACTTTAGAGGAATGTTATGATATATGGCAAGCTTATAGTGAAATATGCCATGCTAATTGGATAATCAATTTTGAGCATATAGAAGATAGTTTAGATATAGCAAAGGAAATAGTAGGAGATGATAGAGTATGATTAAAGAATATATTAAATATTTTCATAAAGATATAATATGCATTAATCTTTTTTGTATTGGAATAATTTGTTTTATATTATGTTCATGTTATGTTGTGCCTACATGTGCAACTTATCATGATTATGAATTTACATATTTTTTCTCAATACTTATGTTTTTAATTATAATTTTTGGAAACAGCTGTCAATATAAAGAGTTTAAAAAAATATATGTCATATGTAAAAAAGAAATTCAAGAAGACAAGGATTTTTATTCACATATGGTATTTGATGATTTTGTAGATTTAGTTTATGACAATGATATTTTGAACCTCAATATGATTGGTTGTCCAGATGGATTAACTGAAGAACAAGAAAAAGAATGGCTTAAAAGGTATCTACGAAAGCTAATAAACAATGGATAAAATTAAATATACTTTATCTACATTTGCAGTAGAAGGTCTTGTACCAAGTCAAACAGCAATAGACTATATGGTTAAGGTAGAACAGGGTAGAACAACGTTAGAAGAGGCTGTAGAAGCTATTAAATGTATTTACAAAGGAGAGAATAAAAAATGATAGATAATGCTATTTGTAATTGTTGTGGAAAACCTATACATAAAGTAAAAGATATTTGTGGTAGAGATATGTTTATAGATTACATTAGATTTATAAATAATAATATTATGAAACCATGCTATCCAGAATTTTTTGAAGATTTTTATATTTGTGAAGATTGTGCTAAGAAAATAAATAGTTCATTTAAAATCCCTGTAGAGAAGGTAGATATTTAATGTGTTTAGATTGTTTAATTCATGGTCATCAATATGAACTTATTAATACTGTAAATTTATTTATGTATAATAATTATAAAATGCCTTATGGAGTAATGTATATTCAAAGGTGTAAAAGGTGCGGTAAAATTAAAAAGAAAAAGGTAAAAGTATAATGAATAATGATAAGAAAGATTCAATTGAAATAGTTTTAGAACTTTTACGAAAAACATTAATTAAAAATCATATGTCAATAGGTTTTAACAGAGATAAAAAATCATTAGTATTTTTTGATACTGATACATATTTAAAAGATAAGAAATTTGATGGATTTGAAGTAAATATAGAAACCTTGGTAAGATAGAATGATTAATTGATATTATGAAAGAAGAGATTAAAATGTTAATTACAGCATATTGTATAGATGATAAGAGCGAAAATGAAAGAGGTATTAAAGAACTTTGGCATCAAGAATGTAATAAGGATAAATTATGGGATTGTTTAGAATATCTATGTTCTCATACTTTTGGTAATCCTTTTTATGAAGTCATTATTAAAGATGATAATAGGCAAGAGATAAAACATATTAATGGATTTGATTTAAGAGAAAAAATAGAAAAAAGAGTTGAGGATAGAGCATTAAAAAATTTTCAAAATAAATTACAATGTATTAAACCAGATATTTTAAATTTAATGAAATATTTTAATAAAGAGATTGTAGATGTTGAATATAATAGGAATGAAGATAAATTTAAAATTAAATTAAAAGATAAAGAAATATTTTTAAGATAAATCAATTATTTGATGCAAGAGAGGAGTAAAATTAATGAAGTTACAAGTCAATGAATTAGTTAATAATTCAAAAGACTATAATTATAAGGTATACAAAGTTGTATCAAAAGAATATTGTTGTGATAGTATGAAAGTAGTAGCACAACAAAAGCGTGTTATGTTACAGGCATATGATGATTCAGATTATGGTGTTCAAAAAACTAATAATATTTATCCTGCTTTAGTATTAAATTATGTAGATAGTTTTATGTTAGATGATGATTTAACCGATGAAAGTTATACATATAAAATTGATTATTGTCCATTCTGTGGGGAACCTATTTGTATTGAAATTGTATCGAGTAAAGACATTACAAAAGAATATGATGAAATTGCAGATTTGAGAGAATCATTAAATAATAAACGTTGGAAAACAGATAGCCAAAAGGAAGAACAGAAATATAGTTCTGAGATTAGCAAACTTGATAGTGAACTTAGGGAATATGAACACGATGATGTTATTGCAATTGAAGACGATTAATTACAATAAAAATATTAAACATGACTTGACAATGCAATTTTATAAGTGTAAAATATTAAATAGAAATAAATAATTAATATGCTTTCTGCCATACGTCATATAAGCAATTGGCTTCATAATTATCACTCCTTTCTCTATGTACCGTAGCTGGAACTATGGCGCATAGCAGAGGGCATATAGAAAGGGAAAAGGGAAAAGAATGCAATTAGACGAAGCTATTGAAATTTGTCATAATAAAATTGGTTACATAAAAGAAGAGATCAAATATTGCAAAGATAAAGAACATTTAAAATATTTGCAGAAAGAATTAGAATATAATGAATTAATAGATACTGCATTAAATTATTTTGATGGATGTTAATACGATAGAAAGAAGATTTTATTCAGCATGAAAGGAGATATATATGAAACTAAATATTGACGATACAAAAGAAGAAGAGTATGTCAGTGCAATGCACAGAGATACAGATGTGTTATTAAATTGTGAAAAATGCCATAGGTTATTTTATATGGATAAGACTGTTGCTAACAAAAGGTTTGATAATGGTTTATCGTTGCTTTGTGTAAGATGTAGAAATATTAAATAATATTAAAGGAGAGAAATATATGAACGAGATTGAAAAGATTGAGTACATAGATAGCAAGTTGCCATACGGTTATGAGATTCTTATCAGAAATAATCAAACAAGTAGATCATTTGAACATGAACACAAATGGTTTGTCCATGTATATAGAGATAATAGTTCTATTGTTTCTCATGGAGTAACTACATATAAAAATAAAGATTACTATAGAAAATATGGTGATAATTTAAATGAGATGTTGAATGAAGCGATTAAGGTAGTAAACAATTTAGATAGCATGAAATAAATGTTTCATTCAGTCAATAACAAAATATTAAATTAAGGAGAAATATATAATGAGAAAAGTTGCAGTGAATTTTAAAGAAGTATGGAAGTTTAATAGGCAAATGGATTTGGAAGTTCCTGATGAAATAGATGATGACAAACTTCAGGATTTGCTTGAATCTGGAGCAGAATGTAGTGAAGATGGTGGTGGCCTTGACAACTTTACTTTCTTACTTGAAAACCATGGTATTGAATGTACAAATTTGAATAATGTACTAAACGGAGATCATAGTGAACCTGACGATTGGGGAGTAGATGAAGATAGTATTGAATGGGAGACAAAATAATGAAAATTGAGATTTTAGTGTTTAAAGATACTGGTAAATATTATACAAGTGACATTGTAGAATCAGATAAAGATATTGCAATTTTTGATTCAAAATTTAAGTTGTTTATTAAAAATCATATTCCTGCAAATATTGGAGATGGATACATAGTTGTCAAAGACTTAGAAGATGTTGATTATAAAAATCAAAGTTTCCATAATGCTCTATACAAATATAATGAAATTTTCAATTAAAAGACAATGAAATGTTTCATTCATTAAGAGGTGATGAGTAATTAAAACGAAAGAAACCTTACAACTTGAAAAAAATTTATATCACTATTTACAAAAGATGGGTACGTTCATTTGTTTTGAGGTCGGAATCAAGAACGAAATAGTTGATTGTCTTACATATAACACAAAGAACGAATGGCGTTGTTACGAATTAAAAATATCTGTATCTGATTTTCATTCAAAGCAAGCAAAAACATTCGTTGGTAATTATAACTATTATGTTATTCCGAATGAACTATTAGACAAAGTAAAAGGTGAAATACCAGACCGCATTGGAATTATAGTAGATGGTAATAGAATAGTTAAAAATCCAAAGCATCAAGACTTGTTGACCAGTGAAAAGGTTTTGTATTATTCTATTATTAAATCATTATATAGAGAAACAGAAAAATATATTAAAATCAAACAAAGTGGTAACATTGATGAAATAGATAGATTGAGAAAACAAAAGAATCAAGAAATTGCAAATTGGAAACATAAATATAAGGAATGTCATAAATCATATCAGTGGATGTATGATAAATTCTTAGATACATATCAAAGGTTAAGGTTTTTACAAAAAAGAGCAAAACCAGAAGATATTGAAGAAATGCGAAATATGGAAATAGATGATTTAAAATAAAACAGCAATTCTATATAGTAAACCAATCAATATATAGCAGGTATACATAATAAATAATACTATATATAGTATAGAAAGAAAGTGAAAAATAATTAAAAGATGGTATATAACGAACAATGATAATATTACTATGAAACTTTACTACAAAGATTATGATACAGCTTATGAAAATAATCCAGATTGTGAAATTAAAGAATGTGATGACTATGATTATTTAAAATACATAAATCGTATTCAACAAAAATCAATACAAACTTTATATGATTACAAAGGCAGAGAAGTTGAAAAGATACCATATAATTCAGACTATATATTAGTACGTTTTTGGTATGATAATGAATCAAACGAAAAGTATTTTTATGATGGTTTAGAGTATCAAAGACACGATGAAAATGAATTTACTCAACCTATAATATGGAATTGTAGTACACCTGAACAGTTTTATAATAATTTTTTAAATATTCCAGAACATAATGATTTACCAATAGAATTCATATCAAACAATCAGATTAAAAAGCTGAAGGGTAAAAAGTTTTACAATAAAAATAACAAAGCATATTTTGTAGATAATCAAGGTTATTATTATATGGGATGTAAATCTGATATAAAATATAAAAAGGAATATGAAGAATTTAAGGATGAAAAAAATGCGGTATGGGTAACATATGGAGTGCCTTGTAGTGGAAAAGAATTTCATAAATGGTTTCATTCAATAGATGATTTCCAAATTGAATATCAAAAGTATGTTGATAATTTACCAAGAGGTTATGGAAAACCAACATATAAGATTTTAAAACATGGATATAAAAAAGTGACTCCAAATGATTGTAAGTATCTTGCTCGATTACCGTATTTTGATCTATATAAAGAAAATGAGATAGAAAGAAAATGTTGTTATAATATTAATTCAATAGCCAATGTATTAGCAAGAAAATGGTGTGGATTATTAGCAAGGTATAAATTATTTGGAGATCCATTTAACAATGAAGATAGTTTAACTGATTTAATAAAAAAATGGATTAAATATAATAATGAACAAAATATGAAAGAAGGATAAATAAATGCAAGTCATTGAGACAAATATAAACTGTGATCATTATTGGGACATAAAAGATTATCAGTCAAGAGTAGTAGAAGTATCAAATTGGTAAACCTATATAAACTTATTTGAAAATTATAATGAAATTGCAAATGGTAGAGATTTTAAAAGTTTAACACATATGGATGGATGTGTAATGCCGCATAATGCAACAATCATTGGATTGGAATATGATGAATTTCATTTGAAGTGTAAAATAAAATTATTTAACAATATGAATGAAATTAAATTAGCTTTTTAATAAGATGAAAGAAGGATAAATATTTGAAACAATATGCAGTTCTTGTATGTACAGGGAACCCAGAGAATCTTGAAAAACAATTAAATTATTATGCAGATGTAGGATGGACACTAAAAACAATTTTATAAGATGCTTTATATGGACGAATTCTAGTATTTGAAGGAAATAAATTATAAGATAAAACTATAATTTGATTTTGAGAAGGAGAATTGAATGAGTAAATGTATTTATGAATATAGTACAAATTGGGATGACATACCATTTAAAAATAAGTATACAGTGGTTTATGAAAATAAAACATATTGTTATTGTAAAGTTAATGGAGATGATACACTTAAAATTATTGATAAAACATGTATTGGAGACGATAAACAATATTCTTTTGTAGATAAGAAAATTGATATAGAACAAGCAACTAAAACAAAAGAATTACATAAACTTAATAAAGCAATTAATCAATGTAAAAATTCAATAGATTTTTATCATAATCAAATTATAATAGAAGAAAGTAAACTTCAACATTATACTGATAAACTTAAAAAAATGAAAGGAGAATAAATAATGGAAAAGTGTAATTTGATTAGTGTTGAAAAAAATATTAATAAAACTCTTGATTTAATAAAAGAAGAACAAAATAGGCATGAAACAAGAAGTAATGAATTAAATAATAAATTATCAAATCTTAAACATGATAAAGAAATTTTGATGAACAATTTAGGCTTGGATAAAATTAAAAATGCAAAAAGATTTGTTTATACAAAAGGTGTTAAAAAGAATTTTTATGGAGATGCAACAAAACAGTTAGCAGAAGCAATTTTCGATGTAAGTCAAAATTTCAAGATTATGAAAAAAGAATATATTGGATGTAAAAATTATCAGGGATTTGACGGTCAGGCCGTAGATTGTGAATATGGAATGTGTCCTACATATGGAAGTATGATTTTGGAGATTGGATTAACCAGTGAATTTAGAAATAACAAAGTTGTCCCTGATGAAAATGATATATGCGATATTTTATATTATCTGAATTTATTAACAACACAAAATGGTAGAGATAAAGTGCTAAAAGATTACGAGTAAACACAATGAACGTGTCTTTTATTCTAAAATATTAAATATAAGGGAGAATAAGCATGTATATTAGTAAAAATTGTTCACATTTTATATATCAAAATGATAACAATGGGGAAATGGCTATTGGTGTTTGTAATTTAATGACTAATTCTAAACAAAATCATGAAGGGAATTATGGAGTATATAAATGTCCATTAGGTAAAAATGAAAATTGAACTTAATCTTACTAAAAATGAAATTGATAAATTAGATAGAGAAATTGGAATAAATGATAAAACTGATGAGAATGATGTAGAATTTGCAATTCATACTTTAATTGATATTATGGATACATGATGAAATAAGAGTTTTATTGCATTCAACTAAATAATAATATTAAATAATAAGTTGCATTCTCAATTAACTCGTGTTATAATATTAAATATAGAAAAGAGGTGAAGTAAATGAAAGTGACACGAGTTGAGCAACAAATTATTAAACACAATCACCCGATGTGGAAGACAATAGATGAAAACTGCTTCTATTCTAAAAACCTTTATAATCTTGGCAATTACACTATTAGACAGGAGTTTTTTAATAATCACAATTGGATTCATTATAAAGAACTTGATAAAACTTTGCAAAAAGAAGAAGCATATCATCAGCTAAAGTCTCAACCTTCACAGTGTACGCTACAGGTATTAGATCGTTGTTGGAAATCGTATTTCAAGGCTATTAAAGATTGGAAACAACACAAAGATAAATATTTGGGTATGCCAAGATTGCCAAAATATAAAAAGAAAGATGGGAGATTTACATGGTTCATTAAAAACAATTGTTGCTACTTCGATGGTGAATATATTAAATTCAGAGTAAAACGTCTGCAAGGTTATGACTTTAAGACTAAAGCACAAGGTAGGTTGATTTGTGTGAGATTTGTACCAAGAGGTGACAATTATGTAATGGAAGTTGTTACGGAGATTGAGATTCCAGACTATCAAAAGATAAACAGTAACCGTATTGCAAGTATTGATTTGGGTGTAAACAACTTTGTAACTTTAACAAATAATATTGGTATTGCACCAATTATTATTAATGGCAGAGGGATTAAGTCTATTAATCAGTACTACAATAAGAAAAGAGCAGAATTTCAATCTGATTTAATCAAGCGTAATAAGCAACATTGGAGTCATAAACTAGATAAAATTACTTTCAAAAGAAATAACAGAGTAAAAAATTATATTCACCATGCAAGTAAATATGTAATTCAGTATTGCATTAATAATCAAATTGATACTTTGGTTTGTGGATATAATTCAACATGGAAACAAGAATCTAAACTAAATAAAAAAGTAAATCAACACTTTATTGAAATTCCTTATGATATGTTTATTAAGCAACTACAATATAAGTGTGAAGAAGTTGGAATCAAGTTTGTGACAACAGATGAATCGTATACATCAGGCACAAGTTTCTTAGATGGCGAAATACCTTGTAAAGAAAACTATAATAAGAGTAGAAGGATATACAGAGGTATGTTCCAAGCGTCTGACAGGCTAATAAACAGTGATGTAAATGGTTCACTACAAATTATGCGAAAAGCATTTCCAGATGCGTTTAGCTATGGAATAGAGGGTAATCTAACCCCTACAATTATAAATGTGACGAAAGTTGCGTGATTTATTGTAAATGTATTACAAGTTTGTAATGCAATAGAAGAAGTATTTGATTTTGGAAGGGAGACAATTTTTTACGAATAAAATTAAATTTTGTAATAGTGGTAAAATATGGTATACTGCTAATAACTGTTATTTAGATGAAAAAGAATTTAAAATTAATAATTTACAAAAAGAATATATTAAATCTGATCTAATTTGGGATATAAAAAATTTTTTAGAAATGAATTTAGAATTTGAAGTAGATTTTGATAATAATGTTTGGTTTAATGAAGATCAGACAAAACATTTTTCAATAGATGATGATAAAGAAATTATAATTGATTATTCGGATTTAAATGAAAATAAATTTAATATAGTTGCGGTATTGAATATTAGTGATGCTAATAGCTTTGGTTTCTTTAATGATTTAAAAGATTTTGAATTAATTTATCTGAAAATGTATGAATTTATTCTAGTTAAATTATATATTAATAATAGTAATAATAAAAAGTCAATTGAACAAAGCGCAGCAATTGCACATGAGCAATGGTCGGGCTGGATGAAATATCTTTTTGAAAAGAGCACTCAAAATGCAGACGGCACGGTCACAATTCCGAAATGGGCAGTTGATCGTTGGACACGGCAAATGAATACAGAATACAATAAATTATCAGAACAAGAAAAAGAATCTGATAGAATAGAAGCCAAGAAATATATGGATTAAAATGCATAAAATATTAAAAATAATAGTTAAATCACTTGACTTTAATATTTTTATGATCTATAATAGAATACAGAAAGAGAGATGAGAAAATGAAATATTATAAACTTTTGTAAATCAGGTAGCTTTAGAAAATAGAAAAAAATAAATGATAAAAATATTAAAAAAATTAAAAAAGGAGATTAGACAAAATGTTTAAATGTGGAATTTGTGGTAAGGAATTTAATAGTGTAGAGGATCGTATGAAACATGAAAGTCATTGTGTAGCAGTACGTAAGGAAGCAGAAAGACAACATAAACTCGAAGAAGAGAAAGTTGAATTGGGACGTAAAAAAGAAATGGCTAAAGCCGATTCAGAGCGGATTCAGAATGAATGTAAACAGTTAGTTAAAGATATTAAACATCATAGAAATACATATGGTGAAAATGTAAAGTTAGATATGAATAAGATAGAAAACATTGATAGTCCATTGTATCTTCATATGTTAGATCCATTTTGGGAATTTGAACATATCTTTTGAAGGAGTATATTATACAATGACCTACGAAACACTTTTTTCAAACATTGAAAAAATGACAAAGGAATATGGAGAGAATGTTTCTCAGTCATTAAAAGATGTTATGACAACTCTTAAAAATGAAGGTAAGACAGCAGATGAAGCAGTGAATTGGATTGGTGATAAGCTGAAGGAGATGAAATAATAATGAATATTAAAGAAGCATTTCGCTATCAAAATTTTCTTGATAAACTTTTAAGCACAACTACTGATTATCTTAGTTATGATTCCAATGTAACTAAAACCACACAGGAACATCTTCGTAAGAAAGCAAATCCAGATGCAGAAGATGAAACCCTTGATGTAACGAAAGATCATGAAATTGATTATCCAATTAACACATTAGTTGATTTTTGTCAATCAATTATTGCTGAAAAAGAAAATCTTGGAAAAGCAATTAATACTGCAAAATCAGACTGTGGATTAGACATTGATAATTCTATAGCTGTAAACAAAAAGAAACAAGACGTTGCAAGAATCTTTTCACATATGAGTAATATTAAAGCAAAAGAAAAAATCAAGGAAGGAACGGCTTATAAGTTTAATGTAGAAGGAAATCAGACAACTTACAATTACGATGTTAAGGAAGTTTCTGTAATTGATTTCGACAGAAACAAAGTAAGAGCCATTTCCAAAAAACTATTAAAAGAATCTGATGAAGTATCAACGAATCTTGATAAAATTATGGTGGATAAAGAAGTAAAATATATGCCAGAATATGATGTAAATGATACATACGAAGATGTTCTTGAGCAGTTTTCAGACCGTGTAGCTAACGAGTAAGCAACTTAAATCATCTGTTGTCTTACTCAAGGCTAAAATGAGATTTTAATTATCAATCGCTTCAAATGCAGATGAAGTATAACGCTGTATAGTGTACACTACTAAAGTGCGTAATTGAAAATTATCTAAGAATAATACTAAAAAAGTATTGATATATAATACTTACATATTAAATGCTAATAAGTTGTTATATGCTAGATGCTTTTTGTATTGATCTTCGATATTTCAATAGTTGCTAAACTTGTTATTTTGAAAGTTGTGCTTGTTGCAAATCGCTATATGTTTTGAGAATTGTTAATTTTGATTTAATACATATAATAATAAAAATTAATGATTTAGAAAATAGTTCCTAATTGATTGTAATTGATTTTAAGTTTTAGTCTTGAATAAGGCAACAGATGAAAGTAATCTCAAACACTTAATGTGAATGAGATAGAGGGTATGGTTCTTACCCATTGTCTTACATTTTGTAAACATAAACTTATCTAAACAATAAGATAGATTTGAAATTTTATTTGATAAAAAATAAAATATTAAAAGGAAGTAAACTTATGACTAATCAGACGGAAAATTATATTATTCTCAAACCTATTGCAGAAAGATTCAATGAGGTAGCTAAATCAATTAATGATGAAGAAATTAAATCACTCATTAAAACAACAATGAAAGAACAGATTTCTAAAGCATTTGATTTTGATCGTGTACAGGATATTGTGGATGAATATATTGATAATCATTCAGATGAGATTGCAGAAATGGCAAAAGATTCAATTTCTAAAAGAATGTCTATGACAGCAAGTAGATATTAAGGAGTGATATTCACGAAACATTTCAAACAGTTCTTACATATCCTATTCCCTAAAATGTGTACTGCTAATTATCGTTGGAATAATGATTGGCTTGAATGTGAGTGCGGTCAGAAATTAGGTTTTAAATATTCAATACCAGATTATGACCTTACATATGATGTGGATGAAGAGACTATAATTTGTAAAGACAAAGAACCAGAAGAAAGAATGTTTTATTTAGTACGGTAGGAACTACCGGAATGTACGCCTATAGACATTATATAAGACTACAATAGGTAGCAATGATGGTTGAAATAGGAATCACGCGACTTTAGTCGTGGGAGGTTCAAGTTTATCCTTATGGTAAATATATTAAAAAGGAGATTGTTTTAATGAAGAAAGTAACTGAAATGTCAGATACAGAAAAAGAAGAAAAGGAACTTGAAATTAAAAAAATTGATACTGTAGATAAACTCTTTGAATATTTAATTGATGATATTTTACATATTCTTAGAGATAAAAATCAAGGATATGAAATTCAAGAACTTTTTAAATTTTATCATCGGTGTATGATTGATAATTATGTAGATGATGATTGTTCTGAACTTGCACAGAATGTAATTACTGATCCACTTTCAATTACACTTTGGAAACGATATAAAAAAGATTTGTTTGATGCAGAATACTATTTAAATACTAAGCTTGGTGTTGAAACAAGACGAGGTAAGGAACAGGATGATTTTAGACCATTGAGTAAAATTTGTAAGGATATTGCAAAAGTATATGGAGCAAAAGTTGATGATAGTGAATAAAATTAATCGAATGAAAGTAGATTTTATCTTATCTAAATTAAATTATTAACTTAATTGTTAGTATATAAAATATTAAAATTTAAAGGAGTATGATATTATTTGAGTAATTATCGTAATACGTTTCATTTCACTGGTGAAGTAAGTTTTCCAAAAGAGGATTCAAAAAATCCATTTTATGCACCTGTTCAAACAGATAAAATAGATGCAGTCAAAATGAATTTTGGAATTAAAGAATCAGACCACAATATGGGATTCGTTGAAATCTTTGGTTCTAAACGTGAACCGATACATACTATGAACACAGATAATGAAGCAATTGATGTGGCATGGGATGATAGATTTAAACCAGAAGTAGTTAAAGAAGTAGCTAATTATCGTAAATATACGGTTGATTTGGGTAAAGAATGTGGTGGACGATATGATTTTATTACACAGTATGATATGATTGAATTTTTACATAATTATTTGCCACAATTTAAAGGTCGAGTATATGTAACAGGTCAGTTTTCTCGTCAGCCTTATAAAGATAAATATTATAATCATTTCAGTGTGGAAAATGTATATGGACTATCAGAGGACGATGATAAACATAAAAATCGTCTTGGAGTAATGGCAGATATTTTTTATAATAATAAATCATTGGATATAACAGATGTTAAAAATACAGGTAAAGCATATTTGAGTGGTTATATTAGTCAGTATATTTCTGCTGATAAAAAGAATGAATTTGTTCCTATGGATTTTGTATTTAATACAAAAGCATATGATATGAGCAATGAACATCAGAAAACAGTATATGAATATAAGATGAATAATTTAAAACCAAAAGAAACAAAAATAGTACATATTCCGTGGGAATTAGTTATGTTGAATGGGGCAGAAGAGCAACCATTTGACGAGTCTACCCTTACTAATGCGCAGAAAGAACAGATTGCTCTTGGCCTTAGTACTGTAGATGATTTTAAGCCGAAAGGTTCTATTTTTGGTAATAATGTAAAAGAGTTTCGTTTGTTTAAACCAATTCTAAAAGGTGATTTTGCAGGAGGTATTGTAAAGGCAGATTATTCAGACAAAGATTTTCAGGATGCTATTTATGTACCCGCAAAAGATGAAAGTATTGTAGATATCGAAAAGCCAGATGAGGAATCAAAGAAAGATTGGACAGAAGATATGTCCGATTTAGATGATGAAAATTTATTCTAATTTTTGAATTATATAACAATTAATTATTAAAAGGAGAAATGTAATATTGAGTAGAAAATATGGTAAAGAAATTGAAGTTTCAATCAATCCATTGAGTTATTCTCTTGGACTTATTGGTGAAAGTGGTATTGGCAAGACTACAATTATAAAAGAATATTGTGAGAAGCTTGCTGGGCATGATGGGTATATCATGTTGGATATCGGTAAAGAAGATGGGCATAGAGCTATTAATGGCATTGTTTCCGCAGAAATTCCAGATTGGGATACATTTATTGATTTTTGCGATGATGTTATTGAAAATAAGACTACCGATTATAAAGATTTGAAAATTATAGGACTTGATACATATGACCAGTTGGTTGAATTAGCCGAAGCAGAAGTAATTCGTATGCATAATCGAGATAATCCTGATAAACGTGCTAATTCTATCAATGCAGCTTTTGGCGGTTTTGGTAAGGGTTCAGACAAGGCAGATGAGATTATCCTTAATAAACTGTGGGAATTAAAAAAAGTTGGAGTACAGTTTATTATGATTGGACACGTTAAAAATCGTGAAGTTAATGATGTTATTACAGGTGATTCATATAGTATCGTTACAACAAATATGACAGAACGTCATTTTAATGCTATTAAAACTAAACTTCAATTTCTTGGTGTTGCTTATATTGATAGAAAGATTATCAAAGAAAAAACAGGAAAGAAAGATATCAAAACTCACAAAGATATTTTGAAAAATAAAGTTTCAGAAGAAGCAAGGCGTATCTCTTTCCGTGATGATAATTATAGTATTGATAGTAAGTCACGTTTTGCAGATATTGTAGATAACATTCCAATGGATGTAGATGAACTTATTAAAGCTATTAATGATGCAATTCTGGCAGAACACAATAAAGGAACAAAAACCCTTGAAGATACGAAAAAGGATGATGAAGATAAAGAAAAAGAGACGGCTAAATTTGCAGCTAAATACGCTGAAAAAAAGAAAGAAACCAAAGTTGATACAGATGTAAATAAAAAATTAATTGCTACTATTCAGAAAAAATTTACAGTACAGTCTGCTGATGTAAAAAAGCAAGTTAAAACTATTATGGTTGATAATGGATTTAGTTCTTTCCGTGATGAAAATATTCCAACACAGGCACTCCAAAAAATTGTTGATATATTGAAGTAATTTAATAAATCAATAAGAAAGTAAGATGATGATAAATATGCTTGTATTATAATTTAATTTGAATGAAAGGAGGATTTTATATGGCTCGTAAAGTGAAATGTCAAGTAACTGGTGAATATGGTACATCAGATACATTTTATAAAGCGAGTAATGGACATTATTATAAAAGTAAGGAAATATACGAACAAGATAAAAAGGATAAAAAATATTATTCTTTAATTAAAGACACAATTTGTTTTGAATTTTTAGGATATCAAAAAGGTCAAAAATTTCCCACTACCTTAACAAAAAAGTTAAAAGAATTATCTTTTTATCCTAATGAAGTGATTTATAAAACAATTCAAGATCAAAAAGAAAATATTGAATATTGGATTTCACATAAAGATTTTTCATCTGATTATGGAAAAATTGCTTATATATTTGCTATTATTACTAATAATATTAATGATGTATATAGGAATTGGAAAATAAATCAACATCAACAAAAAAAACAAGAACAGTGGCAAGATGAACCAATTGAAATAATTAAATCTAAACAACATAAAAGTATTGATATTAGTAAATGGTTAGACGGAGATGATTGATTGGAGTTAAAAGATTATCCCAAAAAGTTATTAGAAAATCGTAAAGAAATTGAGTGTAACTTTATTTTTTGCCTTTGGAAAGAACCTGATTTAATTGATGATTATGCTAATGTTGTAAATGGAAAAGACATTTTAACTCAAGATGGCATATTCTATTATGGATTAGCACAACAAATGAATAAAGCAGGATATAAAGTTTTTGATAATATGTCAGTTGTTACATTTTTAGCTGATAAACCTGTTTTACAAAAAGGATTTGAGGAACGTACAGGATTTGTACCAATTAAAGAAATCACAGAGTTGCTTAATTCTGAAAATATATCTACATATTATGAAGCTTTAGTTAAATCCAATATGGTATTAAATTTATATAGTTCTGGATTTGATGTTTTAAAAGATTATGATAAAATACAAACAATGAATTCAGAGGAATTATATGATTATTATGATTATAAATTAAATAATGTATGTGTTGGTAAAATTCAAAAGCTACAAGCAGTAGATTTAAAAACAGGTTATCAGCCATATGTTAAGAAATGGGATAGTGGTGAATCAGTAGGATTTAAGATAGGATATCCATTACTTAATTATACTCTTGCTGGAGTCCATAGAAAAAATCTCTTGTTGCATTTAGGACATATTGGCAAAGGTAAAACAACAACAGCAATTAACATGTATATTCTTCCTGCTATAGAAGAAGGGGAAAATGTATGTATTATAGCAAACGAACAAGATGAGAATGAATGGAGACAAATGGTTTTGTCAACAGTAGTTTTCAATCACACAGAAAAGAATGGTGATAAACTTAATCGTCAAAGATTTATCTTAGGGAGTTTTACAGATGCAGACAAAGAACGTATAAAAAAAGGCGAAGAATGGTTACAAAAACAAAAGGGAAAATTAATTTTTATTTCTCTAAATGATTATGCAATAAACCATGTAAAGAAAATTATTAAAAAATATAGTAAGCGTGGATTTACAGAATTTATATTTGATACTATGAAACCAGAAAAAGAGAATTCAGATAAGGCATGGGCAGAATTTGATGAAGTAGCAAAACAGTTATTTTTACTTAGTAAAAAAGAAAATGTTGCAATTGTTGCCACAGCGCAACTTTCCTCTGAATCTATGAGCCGAAGATATCTTGATTTAACTTGCACAGGTAAAGGTAGAGGTATTTCTGAAACTGCAAGTACCGTTATTATGTTTCGTGAGTTAACAACATATGAAAAAGAAAAATTACAAGCTTTTCAAAGAGTAAAAGATGAATCAGGTAAATACACCCATACAAAAAAGATGATACCACTTGATGTAAATAAAAATTATATTGTTGTATTTATTCCAAAAAATAGATTTGGAACGACAGAAAATCAGATTCTCTATGAACGTAATTTATCATTTAATACAATGAAAGAAATTGGATATGTGGATATTCCATATGATGGATTTAATAAAAGAAAATAGAAGAAGGTGACATAGTATTGGTATTAACGTAAACCGTTTGACTGATTATTTAATTAATAATCATGATGCAGTTGAAACTATTTTAAACGATATTGGATTTACACATATTCGATATAATGCAGATAAACAAGAAATTCGTTTTAGTCGTAGAGAAGGTGGTAATCCAACTGCTGTTGTGTTGTATCTTAATACTATGTCATTCTATTGTTTTTCAACAAATAAATATGGAAATATATATACATTAGTAATGCAACGTAAAAATTATTCTTTCCCAATGTCATTGCAATATGTTGCTAATGAATTAGGATTGTCACAACAACAATTAGATTTAAAAACACATTTACCATTTGGTGGATTCTATAAAGATATTATTGCTTATAATAATGAACCTGAATGTCATTTAAAAACATATGACAAATTCATTCTCAAACCTTATTTACATAAATATAATATGATGTTTTTTAATGATGGAATTGATTTTCAAACGCAGGAAGAATATCAAATAGGTTATGATTTATATAGTGGTAGAATTACATTCCCTATTTGGACATTAAATGGAGAGTTATGTGGAATTATGGGACGTTTAAATGATACTAATTGTTCTAAAGAAAATCGTTGGTTGCCTATTATTCCGTGTCAACGTAGTTTAACATTGAGTGCATATCATAGAAATTATCAATATATACAACAAAAAGGGTTAGCGATCATTTGTGAATCAGATAAAGCTCCTGCTCAAATGCATAGTTTTGGATGTAATTTAGGTCTCGCTACTTCTGGACACCATATTTCTTTTACGCAGGCTAAATATTTAAAAGGATTACTTATACCTCGTTTAGTAGTAGCTTATGATGAGGGATTAGAAGAAGAACAGATAAGGGAAGAAGCTAAAACATTAATTACTAATACTCCAATTTATCGAAATCATGTTGGATATATTTGGGATAATGAAAATGAAATATTGAAAAAAGGATTAAAACAATCGCCAAGTGATGTTGGAAAAGAAAAATTTGCATATTTAATGAAAAAGAAAGTGAAGTGGTTATCATAGGAAAACGTGTATTAGACTCAAGGTTAAAAGCTTTATATGATAAAGGAATAAAAGTTTATAGTTTTAGCAAAGCTAATACAATTCATGATTGTTTATATTGTGCATATCTTACATACATTTTACATAATAAGGGAACTCCTAATTGTTATTCAATTATGGGAACAAAAGTACATGATACATTACAAGCGCTTATGGAAAATAAGGCAACTGAAAAAGATTTATTACCTGCATTACAAAGTGAGCTTGATGATATAGATATGTTAAATATTACTTTTCCTAAAGATAGACATGGTAATGATTCAATTAAAGATAAATGGGTTGCTGATATGACGGATTTTTGTAAAACATTTAAAAAGCCAAAAGGTAAATTTCAAACGGAACAATTAGTATTATTGCCATTATCAAATAACCGATATTTACAGGGTTATATTGATCTAATCCAATTTCATAATGACAAAGAAATTTCTATTTATGATTGGAAAACATCAAGTCAATTTACTAATAAAAATGTAAAAGAGCATGGACGACAGCTTGTACTCTATGCTATGGCAAAAGAATATGAAGGGTATAAAATACATAATGTTGGTTGGATAATGTTAAAATATATCACTGTGAAATATAATGGTAAAGCAAGAATTAACTCAAAAAAAGAAATACTACAAATCAAAGTAATAGAACGTAGTCAAATCATATCTGTCTTATACGATGTAATTTATAACAAATTATTAAATGCTGGATATGATAAAATAGAAGCTGAATATTATTTACAACAAGCAAGTCAGGCAAAATCCATAGAGATACTTCCAAACAATATTAAAAATCAATTTTCAATTAAACCCTATATCAGGTATTATGAACTTACAGATGAAATAAAACAAGAAGCAATGGATTATATGAATCAGCAAGCTGATTTATTTGAATCTTTAGATAACAAAGAAGAGAATTGGAAACATAGAGATTTTACAAAGCAATTAAAAAGTGGGAAAGAAATAAACAATACATTTTTTTGTAATAATTTATGTAATTTCAAAAGTAGTTGTAAATATATTAAAGCATTTAATGATTTAAATAATATAGCTGATTTAGACGATTCACAACTTTTTTAAAGGAGGGATTGCTTGCAAAATTATCACAAACATACTTGTTATAGTAATATATATAATGCTGATTCTACGGCAACATATGAAGATTATATACATAGGTGTAAAGAATTAGGACATAAAGTAATAAGCAGTGTAGAACATGGTTGGCAATCAAATTACTATGTTCCTTTTACATTGGTTAAAGAGAATAACGATAAATATAAACAACTTTATGATGAACATAAAATTGATAAACAGGAATATAAAAAGAATTTATTAAAGTTTGTTTTTGGGACAGAAGCATATTGGGTTAAAGATAGACAAATAATTCAAAAGCATCAATATAGAACAAGTAAAGGAAAAATAGAAACAAAAGAATCAAAAGATAGAACAAACTGTCATATGGTTATTCTTGCAAAAAATGAAAACGGTAGAGAAGCAATTAATGATATATTGGCAGAAGCAAATATATCAGGATATTATTTTAGACCACGCATTGATTTATCTTTAATTTTTAGTTTACCTAAAGATGATGTATTTATTACATCTGCATGTGTTGCAGGGTGGAAATATGATGATGCAGAAGATATATATTTGAAAATGCACAACTATTTTCAAGACAATTTCATGCTGGAAATTCAAAATCATAATACAGACGCACAAAAAATATTAAATCAACGAATCAAAAACTTTGCCTATAAAAATGATATTCAAATGATTGTAGGATTAGATAGCCATTATATTTATCCAGAACAAAGTGCAGATAGAGATTATTTGTTGGCGGCAAAAAATGTTCATTATGATGGCGAAGATAATTGGTATATGGATTATCCAGATGATAAAACAGTTATAAAACGTTTTTTAGAACAAGGTGTTTTTAATGAACAAGAAATTTTAACAGCTATGAATAATACAGATATTTGTTTATCATTTGATGATTACTATGATAATAAAATTTTTAAAAAAGATATTAAATTACCTACATTATATCCGGATAAAACACAAAAAGAAAAAAATGAAATTTATGGACGATTAATCACAAAGAAATTTAAAGAATATATGAAAAATGTTCCCAAAGAATACTATCAAGAATATTTTGATGGTGTACAGATGGAAGTTAATACCTATAAAGATACAGGTATGGTTGATTATCCACTTATGGATTATCAAATTATGAAAAGAGGTAAAGAATTAGGAGGTATTTTAACTAAAACAGGAAGAGGTTCAGCTCCTTCATACTTTACAAATACGTTATGTGGATTTAGTTCTATTGATAGATTCCAATCACCTATTAAATTATATCCTGAACGTTTTATTAGTGAAAGTCGAATCAAAGAAACAAAGTCATTGCCTGATATTGATATGAATGTATCAGATCAAAGTATTTTTGAAGAAGCACAAAAAGAAGTTTTAGGAGAAAATCATGCTTATCCAATGATTGCTTTTGGTACATTAAAAAAGAAAGCTGCTTTCAAGTTATATGCCAGAGCAAAAAATATGGATTTTGATTTAGCTAATAAAATTTCAGAACAGTTAAGCCAATATGATGAAGCATATAAATTTGCTTCAGATGATGAAAAAGAAAATATGAGTATTTACGATTATGTAGATAAGCAATATCATGAATATCTCGATAAAAGCAAAAATTATTTGGGGATTGTTGTAGATAAGAAAAAAGCTCCTTGTAGCTATTTACTGTATAATGGTGATATTCGCAAAGAAATTGGTTTAATTAAATGTAAAAGTAGTTCAACCCATAAAGAATATATTACGACAGTTATAGATGGAGCAGTAGCAGAAAATTATAAGTTCCTTAAAAATGACTTACTAAAAGTTGATGTTGTACTTCTTATAGACAAAATATGTAAACGAATTGGTATTAAGCAACCTACTGTACCTGAACTAACAAAAATCATTGATGGTAATAAAAAAGTATGGGATATTTATGCCAATGGATATACTATGGGAATAAATCAATGCGAAAAAGAATCAGCAACTAAAAAACTTATGAAATACAAACCACAAAATATTTCAGAGTTAGCAGCATGGGTAGCAGCTATTAGACCTGCTTTTCGTTCTATGTATGGTAAATTTGCTAAACGAGAAAAATTTGAGTATGGAATTAAAGCATTTGATAAATTACTCCAAACACCTCAATTACCTTATTCGTTTATGCTTTATCAGGAACAAACTATGAATACTTTACACTATGCAGGATTTCCTATGGATCAATGTTATGGTATTATTAAAGCTATTGCAAAAAAACATCCTGAAAAAGTAAAGCCATTAAAAGATACATTTATTAATGGTGATGAGCAGCAACATATCGTTGGATTTAAACAACGTATTATTGAAGACGATAAAGTATCACAAGAACAAGCATCTGAATATGCTAAAAAAGTATGGCAGATTATAGAGGATAATGCAGGGTATGGATTTAATTCAAGTCATAGTTATTCTGTAGCTCTTGATAGTTTATACGGAGCATGGTTAAAGGCATATTATCCATATGAATTTTACGAAGTTATGCTTCAGCACTATTCAGATAAAGGACAGAAAGATAAGGTTTCGTTATTTAAACAAGAAATGACAAAAGCATTTGGAATAACAGAAGGAAAATATAAATTTGGCAATGATAATAGACAGTTTACATCTGATAAGAAAAATCATGTAATTAATCCATCATTAGTATCTATAAAAGCATTGAACCAACGTATTTCTAATGAACTTTATGATTTATCACAACAAAAGCAATATACTTCATTTTTTGATTTATTACAAGATATTAGTTCTAAAACTTCTGTTAATTCTAAACAGCTTGATATTTTAGTAAAATTAGATTATTTTTGTGATTTTGGACAGATAAATGAATTGCTTGACAAAATTGAAATTTATAATAATTTAGCAAACAAAAAACAAATTAAACGTGATGACTTAGTAAAGTACAATTTATCAGAAGAAATTATGAAACAATTATCTACGAAAGTAACAGAAAAATTATATAAAGACTTTGATTGGAAACAGCTTGTACAATATCAGTGGAAAAATTTAAAAATACGCCCAACAACTTTATTGGATAAGATTCATTATGAATTGGATTGTTTAGGATATATTCAAACGATTGATAAAAATATAGCTCCTATCTATGCTGTTGTAACAAGCATAGATGGAAAGTATAAAAATAAAAAAGTAATTTTATATCGTATTCATGATGGTACAAATGATATAGTCAAGGTAAAAGCCAAGACATTGGAAACCGCACCATTAAATGTTGGTGATATGATTAAAACGATTGAAGTTAATGAAGAAAAGAAGTGGGGTAAAGATTCAGAGGGCAATTTTTATAGGAAAGATGAAACAGAATTAGTATTAAAAAAATATTCATTTGTGAGGTGATTTTGATTTTAGATTTATATAAATATACTGACAAAGAGAAAGATCAACTAATTAAATCAATTGTAATATTAACCGATTCTCGTGAAAGAAAATCAACGCATATTCTATCTTGGTTTGATAAGAAGAAAATTTCGCATGAAGTAAAAGCATTAAGTAATGGAGACTATTCATTTTATATACCTTCTAATGAACAATTGAATATTGATAGACCATTATATTTTGATAAAAAAATTATGATTGAACGTAAAGCATCTTTAGATGAATTAAGTGGTAACCTAACGCAGAATCGTGATAGGTTTGAAAAGGAAATGTCAATTTATCAAGGTAAAAAATATTTATTGATTGAAAATTCAAGTTATGCAGATATTGTGAATCAAAATTATAAAACTAAATTTAATCCAAAGTCATATCTTGGTAGTTTACATAGTTTTAACCAAAAGTATAATCTTGAAATAATTTTTATGCCAGACAACCAATATAGCGGTTTATGGATTTATGAAACGTTAGTACATTATTTTACAAATATAATAAGATGATACTATGCATTGCATAGTATAAGTAGAATCAAATATTGATTTAATTTGATTATAAAATTATTGGTAGCATCTTGAATTTAATATTTTAATAGTATATAATATTAAATATAGAAAAGAGGTGATAAAATGGTAATTACGTTAAATTGTAAAATATATCCAACAAAATATCAAGAGAAAATATTAAAACAAAATTCATTAGAATATATTCGTGCGGTAAATCAATTAATTCATGCAGAATATCAAAATGATGAATGGAAGAAATTCACATCTAAAGATGTTTATGCTGATATTTCAGGTAATCTTAGAGATTCAGCTAAACAAGATATGAAAAGTATTTTAGCAAAATATAATAGAGAATTGAAAAAACATAAAAATCCAACATTACCTACATTAAAGAAACCTGTCTTAAAATGGAGTTATGTTGGCTATACAATCAGAGATAATGGGATATTACGTTTACAGTGTTGGGATGAAAAAGCGATTAAAGTATTAATGAAAACAGATATTTCTCAACAACAATATAATGTTATTAATAGTGGGAAAATTGGTGGATTGAGAATAACAAAGAAAAATAATAAATGGATTGCTCAAATTGCTGTAACTATTTCTGATTCCAAACCTAATGATTCTAATTATGTTATGGGAGTGGATGTTGGAATAAAAGTTCCTGCTGTTGCAGTAACAGATACAGGTAAAACAAAATTTTTTGGTAATGGTAGAATGAATAAATATTATAGGCGCAAAATAATGGTTTATAAACGTAGATTGGGTAAGGCAAAAAAGCAAAAAGCGATTAATAAAATTAAAAACAAAGAAAAGAGATGGATGACTTATCAAGATCATTGTATTAGTAAAAATATTGTAGATTTTGCAATACAAAATAATATATCTCAAATTAATATGGAAAAATTGTCTGGGATTAGACAAACGACAAGTAAAAGTCGTAAAAACGTAAAGTATATTCATAAGTGGTCTTTTTATCGGTTACAAAGTTTTATAGAATACAAGGCAAATAGAGTAGGAATAAAAGTGGTATATGTAAATCCAAAATATACATCACAGATTTGTCCTTGTTGTGGTCATCTTAATAAAGCAGAAGATAGATTATACACTTGTGAAGCATGTGGATATAGTACGCATAGAGATAGGGTAGGAGCAATTAACATTATGCGTGTATCTGCGATAGATGGTAATAGTCTATCAGCCTAAACTACTATAGGTACTGGTTTAGGAGAGGTGCTTTTACACCTTTAAGCTGAGGTTATACTTTACTAACAGAAATGTACTGTAATTTAATCACTCAGCAATTAGTGAGGACTAAATAAATGAACTGTTTCATGCAGTCGAAAGGAGAAATAATAATTAAAAATATATTTAAATATATATTAGGGTATTGTAATTGTTGTGGTAAATATTTTAAATATCCAAAATTATATAGAGAAAACACAATGTATAATGATGAAGAAATGAATTGGCATAGGGAGTGTAAAAGTTGTTTTAATAAACATGAAAATTATTGGGATGAATGTTGGAAAGAATATTATTCTGGAAGATATTAAATAAAAGAAGGTATAATTATAAATACTATTGAGATTTGCAATCTATTACAGTCTACCAATTCTAAGAAAGATAAAGAACAAATTTTAAAAGACAACGCTAATAATGATGAGTTTAAATCTATAATGCAATTTATTTTTGATCCTTATACAGTGACAGGACTATCAAATAAGAAAATTAATAAAACTGTTAGTACAAATACAACTTATAAATTAGATTCTATTTTTGATGTTATGAAATATCTTAAAATACATAATACAGGCACAGACGAAGATATAGCTAATGTTCAGTATTTTTTGAATCGGCAAGATAAGTCTAAACATGATTTTTATAAATCAATTATCACAAAATCATTGACTCTTGGTTGCAATGCAAAAACATTTAATAAAGCATATGGCGACAACTTTATAAGAACCTTTAATGTAATGCTTGCTAATAAATTTTGGGAACATGAAGATAAGGTTAATAAATCTCCATTTATCGTAACACAAAAATTAGACGGGAATCGATGCGTAATATTTAATGATATAAATCATTTTCAAGCATTTACACGTCAAGGGCAGGTATATGAGGGACTTATAGAGATAGAAAAAGAATTCAAATCCTTGCCTAAAGGGTTTGTATATGATGGAGAATTAATTGCTACTAATACAGAGCATTTGGATTCAAAAGACCTATATCGTAAAACTACAAGTATTGTTCGTAAAGATGGAGTTAAAACAGGTGTAGTATTTCATATATTTGATGTGTTGCCTATCGAAGATTTTCAAAAAGGTATTTCAGAATATATATGCAAACAACGTAAAGATTTTTTACATAAGAGCTTAACCTCTATTAAAACTAATTGGATTCAAGAAGTACCTGTATTATATTACGGAAATGATAAAGATCAGATTATTAAATGGTTAAATTATATGACTGATAGAAAATATGAAGGTTGTATGGTTAATTTAGCTAATGCACCATATTCTTGTAAACGCACATCAGATATTCTCAAGGTAAAGAAAATGCAATCTGCTGATTTAACTATTACAGGATTTGAAGAGGGAGAGGGTAGACTTAAAGGAACTCTTGGCAGAATGAATGTAAATTATAAAGGACAGATTGTGGGTGTCGGTTCTGGATTTAGTGATACAGACAGACAATACATCTGGAATCACAAAGATGAACTACTCGGTAAAATTGCAGAAGTACAGTATTTTGAAGAATCAGAAAATGAAAAAACGAAAGAAGTATCATTAAGATTTCCAGTTTTCAAATGTTTCAGGGACGAAAAAAAAGAAGAAAGCTACAATTAAAACAATACTAAAAATATTAAACAATAGTATTGACATTTAATATTTTAACAGCTATAATAGGATATAGAAAGTTGAGGGAAATATGAATACATATTTTATTAGCGATTTACATTTTGGTCATTACAATATTATTCGATTTGATAATAGGCCGTTCAAAACAATTGAAGAAATGGATAATACACTAATTACTAATTGGAACGATATAATTAATAACGATGATACTGTTTATATTTTAGGTGATGTATCTTGGTATAATCCAGAACAAACTTATAATATTTTGAAACAGCTTAAAGGAAAGAAGATTTTAATTAAAGGTAATCATGATAATATTGTTAAAGACAAAAGATGCAGAGAACAGTTTATTACAATTAAGGATTATGATGAAATTTATTTAAATAATCAGCTTATCATTTTGAGTCATTATCCTATTATGTATTGGAAAAATCAGTGGCATGGTACAATTCATTTATATGGTCACGTTCATGCAACAAGAGATTATCAGCATCTATTAACATATATTGATAATGAACATAAATTAGGGAATCCATGTAAAATGTATAACGTAGGTTGTATGATTGATTATATGAACTACAAACCTAGAATGTTAGAAGAAATTATTAAAAACTAATAAGATCAAACTGCGATTTTATTCGATGAGGTGATTAAAATAAAAATTGATATTACAGAACAGGAATTGGAAGCAATAAGCGATTGTATTTACATGGCTGCAAGGGAAGGATTTTATGCTTATTATGATGGTTCAAGAGATCAGATTGAAAATATATTATCTGGATTTTATAAAAAGTTAGGATATGATGATAATACAATCAAAGATATTTGTGATGAAATATGAGGTGAAAAATATGAATCTATCAAAAAAAGAATCTAAGTATAGATAAAAATTAATTAATACATATAATTGCAACAAATCGGAACAGAAAATATTAGATGATTATATTAAAGATAATCGTATCAATCATTCTTATTATTATCTATATAAGAGTGATAGAACAAATTTTGCATTAATGATTGGAATTGGATTAAATAGTGCCTGTGTTGTTTTGAATAAAATAGGTATTACAGTAAAAAATCTAGATAACACATTCCGTCCATTAGGAGATGTTATGAGTGAAGCGGCAGAAAAATGGAAGGAGTTTATAAATAAATAATGTTTCAAGAATGGGAAATACAATTAGAACTTATTAGCGATAGCGTTGACAATATTAAATGTTATTTTAAAGACTTCATTACATATTTTACATATATCGGTAAATTCATTTATAATATAATTTTATTTATTTTCTTTCCAATTTATTATTTTACAATTTGTTTATATTTTTTAAATAAGTTTGGCACATATAGTTTGACTAATAAGTTTTTCAATAAATTATTTAAAAATCAAGGTAAAATAGAATTACATGGACTTGATGAGGTTTTAAATAGAGGAATACCTAAAAGGTATAAAAATAATATTAAAAGATGGATACAAAACAATACAAATAAAACATATGACTATAATAAACCTGAAACATCTTTTAAAGGAGATTTTAGAATATGACTTGGTATCAGTTGTGGAAGCGATTAGGTAAGCAACCGTTATATAACACACAAAATAAAAATATTAAAATTGAAGATAGCAATGGAAATTTACATAATGGCAAACTTGAATACTATAACAATGGAAGTCATTTCAAACTTGTGGTAGATGATAGCGACAATCAGGTAGAAGAAAATAAATATAAAGATGAATCTCAAAAAGAATTTATGGATAGAATGGGAATCCCAACAAAAGGAATTTATGGGATATAAGATAAATCGATTGTTTGATGTTATAAATATTAAAAAGGAGATATTGAAATGAAAATTATTGGTAAAGGTAGCCGTAATAAGAATTGTGAAGATACATATTTACTTTCATGCACGGAAACAGAATTAGCTAATCTTGTTGGTTATTATTATAAGGGAGATGAAAAATGTCCTAAATTAGAAGTTGGTGATGAAATTAATATTTCTGAGATGTATCAGCAACTTTATAGTTTGAAATTTCATGAACAAGATGTAAAACGCATTGAAGATAATCTCGTAAGTATGCTTAATGGTATTAGAATGGTAGAACCTGTAATTAAAACACTTGAATAGAATAGTGCTTTCATTGTACAGAAAGGAGGTGAATATATTGGAGCTTACAGAAGATTTAATCCAAGAAGCTATTAAAATTGCTAAAGAACATAAGGATAATTTTACAGGGAATATGCTTAAACTCAAGTTGCATATTTGTTTGAGATTAGAAAATCAATTACTTGATGAAATGGTTAAACGTGGTATTATAGCAATTAGTTATAAACCTAAATATCATATTACAGTATTTTAAATAAAAAATATTAAACTTAAATTAAGGAAGGTGTATTTATTTTGAAGAATATTTATAAATCAGTTTGGGAACACATACATAAGCAACCTTATGGGACAGATAGCTTAATTGATATTAAAAATATTAAAGTAAGTAAAGATTTTCTACGTACTACCCCTCGTGTAGATAAGGTTAAAAAGTATTATGACTTTTATAATAAGCATCATTACTTAGATATTCCTATTACAATACATAAAACTGAAGGAATAAATATTCTTCAGAACGGATACATAAGATATATGATTTCTGTAAATGAAATTGATGAATATTGTAGGTTACATAATATTAATACATATGAAAATGTACCTGAATATTTAAAGAAAGTACCTGTGAAATATAATTAAAAGGAGATAAATAAAATGAGTAAAAGTAAAAGAAGCATTGCTATTATAATTTGTGGTTTTATATCTTGTATTATTGGTGGATTTATGTTGGTGAATATGTGGCAATGGTTTATTGCTATACCATTTAATTTACCATTAATTAATTTTTGGCAAGCAACAGGCATTGATTTAATGATTACATATATTGTGACTACATCTATACCAAAATCAATTAAAACAGATGATGAAGCTTTAACAGTATGTATTTATGCAATTATAATACCATTAATTACTTGGCTCTTTGGTTGGATTTGTCATTTATTTATGTGATAGAATGATAGCTCTATTCAATAATAATCAAATATTAAAAGGAAGATATATATGGAAAAGTTTAAGTCTAATTATAAGGTTTATGATAAAGATGGTAAAGAAGTAACTAATTGTTTTGTACTTAGACCAGATATTGATGAAGTAGCATTGACTGCACTTAAAACATATGCAGGAGAAACGAATAATGATGAGCTTAGTTATTTCCTAAATTGTTGGATTGATGATCTTGAATGGAATTTTGCACAAGAATATATTGGAGAAGATATTTAATAAGATGAAATGAAACCCGAATTTGATTTAAATTTGATTCTATGGAAGAAGGAAATATTATGACAGAAAAGAAACCATGTCCTCATTGTGGAAGTACAAACATTATATCATGGCATTGGTTATCTCCATATCACACAGATAAAAAATCAGCATATAGTGGAAATTATATAAATCCATATGATCACAATAAAATGTATGCAGATATTGCATGTCATGATTGTCATTTTGGAAGCTCAAATGGAGAATTTTCAGAAATAGCAATTAAAGAAAATAAAAATCAAACATGGAAAGAAGCAAGAGAAATTGCTGGATTAAAAGCAGAAGAAAAAGCTATTGAAGCATGGAACAAAAGAATTTAATAAGATAAAAGATGAGTTTTATTTTATAAAAAGGAGTGATATAATCATAGATTATATAAATAAGATTTTTTGTATGGATAATCTTGAACTGATGGAACAATTACCTAAAGGTAAAATAGATTTAATTTATATTGATCCTCCATTTGGAATAAAAACTGATGAAAAATTCAATATGATTCCTTGGAGTAAGAATATTCAAAATAGAAATGAAGTCGATGTAATTTTTCCTACATTAGAAAAGATACTTACAAATGGAGAATGTAATTATTTGCGTTGGTTATATCCGCGTCTGGTTTTGATGAAAGAACTGCTTTCTGAAAAGGGGAGTATCTATGTCCATGAGGATTGGCATGTAGGACATTATGTTAAAATATTAATGGATGAAATATTTGGAAGGAACAATTTTAGAAATGAAATTATAAGATGGTATTTATGGGGTGGCAGAGGAAAAAGCCAATGGAATTCTAAGCATGATGATATTTACTTTTATTCAAAATCAAATGAGTGGATATTTAATTATTTAGATGTTCTAGATGATCACACTTTAGTAAGTGAAGGGGCACAAAATCGCGTTAAATATAAAGGCGCATTGGTTAATCATAGAGAAGAAAAAGAATCTGAAATTCCAAAAGATAAAGTGCTTCCTTCGGACACTTGGTATATAGCCACAATAAATGCTATGTCTAAAGAAAGAATCGATTATGCCACGCAAAAACCAGAAGACCTACTGGAAAAGATTATAAGTGCCTCTTCCAATGAAAATTCAATTGTAGCCGACTTCTTTGCCGGTTCAGGGACAACCGGCGCAGTCGCCGAAAAGCTTGGCAGACGGTGGATAATGTGTGATAGTAATCCTAATGCTGTAAAAATAGCACAAGAAAGGATTAATAAAATAAGAAATGAAATACATAGTTGAATTATGTGATGGGATTGGTTGTCAAAATCCTATAATCTTAGAAAGATGGATATACAAACGTAAATGTAATGCTATGAGAAAATTAAATATTGAACAAAATAAATTGACATATTCATCAATGACAAAATTTGTAAAATGGGGAGATGGACTTGAAGTAGTTTGTGAATATAAGGAGAATAAATGATTGACTTCTTAATTAAATTTTCACTAATTAGTGCACTTGTATGTTGAATTATTTTTTGGCTTCGTATAATAGGCCTTGAAAAAGAACTTAATACATACTATTATATTCCATCAACTGAAAATGCTTATATACGAATATATATTAGAAATTATATTTATACAATTTTAATTTTACTTATACCTATAGTAAATATTATTTTTACGATTAACAGTTTTCTTGAAGATCATATCGCATTACTTGAAGATATTGCAAATGATGTTGGCGCAGTACCTATCGAAGATGATAAGGAAGGGGAAAAATATTAAATGAATCATAAACAAATTATATCAATGCTTGTGATTATTACTTTTGGAGCGATAATTTCTTTTCTAATTAGAAATACAAATTATGTTTGGATATATCTTTTAGGATTTATTATTGGAGAAATTTGTCAATTAACAACTTGTGCATTAAGCAATAGATAAATATGTTATTTTATCTTATAGAAAGAAAATATGAATGGGAATGAACTGATGAGAAAGGAGAGAAGTCTTAATGGATAATTTCGTAGACTTATTTGAATGGCCTAACGCTAATGATGGTGATTTAAGTGTTTGGAAAGACTGGGATGAATACTCTAAATCAGACGATTATCATATTGAAATAGAAGGAAATCTTGCATACGATAATTTGCATGATGGAATAAGCTATTATGAAGATATGTGTAAAGCATTAAAAGAATATTTAGATAAAAATTCAATAACGCCTAATGAATTAAAAGAAAATACAATTTATCGTAGTAGAGATGTTGAAGTTATAAACGACAAAGAAAATAATTGTGTTTGGATCCATACAAGTGAACCTGCTTATCATTTTCATTGTTTGTATGATACATATTTTTGGCTATCAGATGTCGTAAAGCAACTTAAAACTATTAATATAAAATAAATACTCAATTTTATCTTGTTTAAGAAAGGAATGATAATACGTTAAAAATAGCTTATCCATATCAAGATAAATTAAATGTTGAATGGCAAAAAATAGTATATACAAATAAATACAAATATTATAATTTTTCAAACTATTGGGGCTATACTATTGATTTAGCAACAGATTTGTGGAATAGACTTCAATTTGTAAGCATAGACAAAAATGATAATGTAATAGGTTATTTTTGTGCATATTTAGAGCGAAGTATGAATAAAGTCACAGGTATTGCAGCTATGAATTTTAGAAACGTTAATGTTATATTTTCAAAAGATTTTTATAAATTCTTAACCGATTTATTTGAAATACATAAATTCCATAAAATTGAATGACAAGTAGCAATAGGCAATCCTGCTGAAAAGATGTATGATAAAATTATTAAAAAATATGGTGGTAATATTGTAGGAATTCAGCATGATTCTACTAAATTTGATGACGGAAAATAATATGATGTGAAAGAATATGAAATTATGAAAACTGATTATGATAAATATAAATCAATAAAATAAAATAAAATAAAACATACATTTGATATTATAAAAATTAAAAGGAGATAATGAATAATGGAAAAGAAAGATATTAAAGAAATACAATTTACATTTGAAAATTGCGAAAACATTACTATTCCAATTAAATGTTTTAAGACATTAAAATATACTATACACAAAAATTGCATTACATATTTTAATGCGGATATTATCAACAACACTAATATATTATATGGTATTACTTTTGGAAGAAATAGCATCACACCAATTCAAAGAATAGCACTATATAACGATATTACTCATATTGATTTTATAAAAACCAATAACACAGTAGAACGATATTACACTATTTATCATGACAAAAAATACAATGAAGATGACAACGATTATCAATATACTAAATTAATTAATTACAATGAAGTTATATTAAATATTAAACAAAGTAATCTAACTTACTGTTTCAATGAGCTATTTACATTTCCTGTTGGAACTTGTTTTAAATCATCACACAATATTTTATATACTATACAAAAAGATAAATTGGGTAAATATTTAAGTAGTGGAAATTGTGATTATGTAAAAATTCATAAATCAATGATAAATGATACATATATTAAATTAAATAAAAGGAGTATATAATATGTTTATTAGAACACAAGATAGACAAAAACTTATTTCAGATTCCGCTTTGAAAAGTATTAAAATAGATAATAAAGGTAGTGTATTAGGCATTTCAAATAAACTTTCCATTCATTCATTAGGTAGTTATAAAAACAATAATAGAAGCATGGAAATATTAAATGAAATGCAACGTGCTATTCAAGCTGATTATCAGAATATATTATCTGATTCAAAAATTCTAAATTATGATAGTGGTGTTTATATAATGCCAAAAGAGTAAAAAATAAGAGCGTCTATTTTATAATTAAAAGGAGATGATATAAATATACGATTATTTCAAAGATGGTTATTTTAGATGTGATGGATGTAATTATCCATTATGGGAAGGTGATAAATTTTTACGAATAAATGGTAAAAGATATTGTGAACATTGTATCGATAATATGATGGAAACAGCTAGTTGGGAAGATTCATCAGAAGCGGATTATATTAATAGAGAAACACATGGAAAAATTGATGGAAGGAAGTGATAAATTGAATTTTACTCATGTAATTGTATTTGATTCTAAAGCAGATAATCATGTACGAATAGATAATCTTCCAGATAACATCGAATATATATTAGAAAATAGTCCAATCATTGCTAAAATCAATAATAAATATCAAGTAATAGGTGTAATTACAAATGTTCAAAATAGGCCAAATACATTTTTATATTATGGAAATATTTATATATTAAATAAATATTATCAATTTAAAAAGATTAGAATATATAAACATAGTATTGAATATAAAAGTCCACCTATTAAAGGAATATATCATGCTACTAATATTATAACATATGTTGAAAGAATCAATAAAAATGAAATTTAAATATCCTAAAAATCAAATACCAAAAGTTACATATTATAATCAAAATCATATTCCAATATATGTAATTACACAGGATAAATCTAGAGAATATTATTTATATAAAATTGAAGATAGTAAACTTATTAAATTAAAACATGCAAATGAACCTATTAAATTTAATGAATATGCTACACAGCAAATTAAGAAAGGATGAAATAAACTGACAACAGATTATAGAAGAATTGCTTATCAAAAAGAAATGGGGATTAAAGAAATTAACGATCAATGCAAAAAATATAATGATAAATGTCATTATCTAGGTAGCCACAAAGGGACACCACAAGAAATTTCTGATATGATTCAAAAATCTAATAGATGGAAGCGATCTTATACATAATCAGAAACTTATGCAAATTGTTATTGGTTTAAACCTATTACTAGCAATAGCAATAAGCATAATTCTGAATGTCATTAATCAAAAGAACAAGATTATTGATAAACAAAATACGAAGTGTATTTTATATAAACAACAAATTGAATCATATCAAGATAATATAAATAATAAAAATAAGACCATAATTAATCAATCAAATCAGATTCTATCACTAAATCAAGAATTAAATTCATTTAAAAATGCTAATAAGCATTTTAAATACTTAGGAAAATTTTTAATTACATATTATGACCTAAGTTTTGAATCATGCGGAAAAACACCAAATGATCTTGCATATGGACACACCTATTCTGGAGCAATTGTGGCTCCAAATGTAACGGTGGCTGTAGATAAAAGCGTAATTTCATTAGGCAGTTATTTATATATAGAAGGGATTGGTTGTCGCATCGCACAAGACATTGGCGGAAAAATTAAAGGTAATCATATTGATTGCTATGTAAATGATTTTAGTTATGAGAAATATCATACGCATTATACAGATGTTTATTTAATTCAATAAAGAAGGTAGATAAATGAAAATAGAAAATGTAAAAATATATGATTTTGACGAATCTATAAAAGCAAGTAAATATCCAATGGCTATTGATACAAATTATTGTAATACAAATATAACTTCAACAGCTATTAAATTAGCTCAATGTGACAAGGGGGAAGGGCATGATAATTTTTTAAATGGTATTAGAGTAGCATTTGATTTAACCTTCTCTAATAAAGCATGGATTGAAATGGAAAGATACCATTTTATAGATTTTGTTTCAAGTCAATCTACAATGCACCGTATAGCAAAATTTGATTTATCTAAACAATATAATAAATATGTAGATAAACGAATTATTAATATTATGAATGAGTTAAAAGACAAATATAATCAAACAAAAGATAAAGAAGATTATTTAAAATTACTGTATAGTAATCCATGTGGATTTGAATTAACTGCAAGAATGACTACAAATTATAGACAGTTAAAAACAATATATTCTCAAAGGAAAAATCATACATTGCCTGAATGGAGAAATTTTTGTAAATGGATCGAAGATTTACCAAAAGCAAAAGAATTAATTATAGGAGATGATAAAAATTAAAACTCGTTTTTTGTATTGCTTTTTAGCTCCCAGTGGGGCAGGAAAAGATAAAGTTACTAATACATTGTGTCGAACATATGGATTTACAAAAATTCCAAGTTACACAACAAGATTACAAAGAAAAAATGATCCGGCTGATATAAATAATCATATATTTATAAATAAAACGGAATTTAATAACCTTAAACCTGATTTATTTTGTTATGACAATTACGATAATAACGATTATGGCGCAACAGAACAACAAGCACATAAATATAATTTTTATGTTGTTAATGCTTCAGGCATTAAATGGTTTCATAATAATTATCATGGCGACGTTCAAATTAAAGTAATTTATCTTGATACTGATGAAAGTACAAGAAAAGGACGAATGATGCAAAGAGGTGATAACTGGAATCAAATAAATAAAAGAATTGTAACTGATTCTATTGAATTTAAAAACGCTAAAGATTTAGCAGATATTATAATCCCTAATGATTATTTTAATACTTGTATAGATGATGTATATAAATATATTTGTAAGTGTGAAGGGTGGAGTAATACATAAATAAATTTAAATTAGGCATTGATTTCGATAATGTGATGGTACAAAGCGCAAAAGCCTATATAAATTTAATAAATTATTATACAGGCGAACATTTTACAGTAAACCTGTTAACACAATATGATACAACAAAAGTTTTGCCTAAAAAATATGAAAAATTAGCGAATGACCTATGGGATTGGCCTATACTTTATAAATATGCTCAACCTCTTACAGATAGTCAACAATATATTAAACGATTATGCGACAATAAAAATATCGAAGTATACATAGTAACTGTATCTCATCCAAATGTAATGAAATCAAAGTCTGATTTTATTCAGCGTGAGTATCCATTTGTATCACAAGATAACATTATTTTTACTCACAACAAACAACTTCTTAATATAGATTGTTTAGTAGATGATAACCCAGCCAATTTAATAGGAGGAAAGTATCATAAAATACTTTTTGACTATGTTTGGAATAAATCTTTTAACGCAAGATTTAATGGATGTATAAGATGTAAAGATTGGAGTGATGCTTATGATGAAGTAATAAGAGAACTAGAAGCTTATAAACAAGTACAAGAACTATATGAATAGGAGGAATGTAATGAAAATAATTTTATATTCTACTAATTGTCCAAAATGCAATATTTTAAAAGCTAAACTTAAATCTAAAAATATTAAATTTATTGAAAATAATAATATTGATTTAATGATAGCTAAAGGATTTATGACAGCACCAATCTTAGAAATAGACAATAAAACATTAAACTATTCAGAAGCAATAAATTGGATCAAAGAAAGGTATGGTAATTAATATTGGTAAATAGTAAAAAAATCGTTGAAGAATATTTAACAAAGAAAGATTGGGAGGTAAAAGAAAATTCAAACGCACCTTATTCTTATGGAGCTTTATCTAAACGTATGACAACAGAAGTTTCTAAAGATTATTGGCTTAGAGAAGTATATCCAGAAAATATCACACAAGCTCATAGGAGTGGACTTCTTCATATACATGACCTTGGAGGACTTACATTATATTGTTGTGGATATTCTCTCCAAAAAGTAATTAGTATGGGAGTACAAGGTATTCCCAATATTCCAACATCTGCACCTGCAAAACATTTTGATTCTATTCTAAACCAACTTGCTAATCTAATTACTATATTCCAAAATGAGATCATGGGAGCAGTAGCATTTAGTTCATTTGATACATTACTTGCTCCATTTGTTAAAAAAGATGAATTAAAGTATTCAGAAGTTAAGCAATCACTACAAAATTTTATTTTTTCTATTAATAGTAATTCAAGGGCAGGGGCAGAACCAGCATTTTCAAATATCACTTTCGATCTTAAACCAGCAGATGATTTGATTGATGAACAAGCAATTATTGGAACTGGTTTATGTGATTTTACATATAGAGATTGTCAACGAGAAATTGATATGATTGATAAAGCTTTTTGTGAACTTATGATTCAAGGAGATTCTAACAAAAGAGGATTCGCATATCCTATTCCTACATTTTCTATTACAAAAGATTTTGATTGGGACAATAAAAAATATGATTTATTGTGGGAAATGGCAGGAAAATATGGTTATCCTTATTTCTCAAACTTTGTAAATAGTGATATGAAACCTTCAGATGTAAGGAGTATGTGCTGTCGTTTACGTCTTGATTTGACAGAACTTAGAAAACGTAATGGTGGATTATTTGGTTCTGGCGATTCAACAGGTTCTATCGGTGTCGTTACAATTTCATTGCCTAAAATCGCTTATGAAAACAAAGGAAACAAAGAGAATTTTTATAAGTCACTTGATAATGCACTAACATTAGCAAAAGATAGTCTTGAAATTAAACGTAATTGGCTACAGAAAAATGTTATTGACACACGATTGATTCCCGCTTTTTGTACTTATGTAGGAACAATTAATAATCATTTTAGTACCATTGGTGTTATTGGCATGAATGAAATGTGCGAAAATTTCTTTGGAAAAGATATTGATATCTCAACTAAAGAAGGACATGATTTTGCTATTGATGTAGGTAATCATATTAGGAATAAATTGCTTGAATTTCAAAAAGAAACAGGGCATTTGTTTAATTATGAAGCTACTCCTGCTGAATCCACTTGCTATCGTTTAGCTTTAAAAAATCGTAAACAATATCCAGATATAATTTGTAGAGGTACTAAAAAAGCTCCATATTATACAAATAGTTGTCATATGGCAGTTTCAAAACAGACGTCTATTAAAAAAGTTTTTGATAATCAAGATGATTTACAGATTCAATTTACAGGTGGTACAGTAATTCATATTTGGTTGAATGGAGCAATTAGTGGTAGTGCTGCAAAGCAAATTGTTAAAACTTGTTGTGAAAATTATCGAGTACCATATATTAGTTTATCTCCATTGAATAGATATTGCCCAGAACATGGATATATTGCTGATGATGTTGACTTTTGTCCTATTTGTGGCAAACCTATTGAAAAGTATCAACGTATTACAGGATATCTTAGACCAGTAAATAATTTTAATGATGGTAAAAAAGCAGAATTTGATGAAAGAGTACAACTAAAAATTGATAATTAAATATAAAACAATTATAGAGGAAAGAACGGAAGATGCTCCCTTTGTGGGAGCATTAATCTCCGCTATTGATTGCCATTTTAATTGTAAAGAATGTTTTAATCAACATTTAAAAAAACAAAAAACAAAACAATCTGATTGTAATGACATTATACAAAAAATAAAACAAAATCCTTTTAATAAAGGTATTATTCTTGCAGGATTAGAATGGTCTAATCAACCTAACGAAGCTAAAGCATTAATTGAATGTGCATTAAAAAATAATTTAAAAGTAATTCTATATACAGGAATGGATATTAATGATTTTAAAAATAAATATCCACAACTCATGATTCATGGTATTTATTTAAAATATGGTTGCTTTGATAATACAAAACAAACAATTAATCACATTGAATATGGTGTAACACTTGCCTCATCAAACCAACACATTATTAAAATATAAACTATTAAAGGAGCAACAATATTTTTGAGATTTCATTTAAACCCAGATAAACATATTGTAAAAGAAGTAAATAAAGAAATTCGTAATAAAGGAGGTGGATTTTGCCCTTATCTTATTAATTCTTTTGGCAAACCTTATAACTGCAAAACAAGACCATGTGATGAATTGATAAATGAAACTATTACAGAATGTCCATATAAAAAATATATTAAAGGAGAATAAATTATTGAATAAAAAATTAAGAGGGTTTGAAGTAGTATCAAAAGATTTTCGTCAATATATGACCGATATTAAATTACCACAACGAGCAACAAAACATTCTATAGCATATGATTTTTTCTCACCTGTTTATACAACAATACCACCAAAACAATCTGTAATGATATGGAGCGATATTAAAGCTTATTTTCAGCCTGATGAAGCACTATTAATTAATGTACGTAGTTCCATGGGTAAACAACCTATAATAATTGCTAATACTCAAGGTTGGATTGAAAGTGATTATTACTCTAATGAAGATAATGATGGGAACATAGGATTTAGACTTTATAACCTCGGTACTACACCATACATAATTAATCAAGGAGATAAAATAGGGCAGGGAATGTTTATCAATTATCTTACAAGTGATAATGGCAATACAGATGTTAAAAGAACAGGTGGATTCGGCTCAACAGGTACTAAATAATATGACATATGATATAAATTCTCCCCATTGGTTATTTTATCCAAAACCTAATCTTAAATTTACCCAATATTCTATACGGCATTATGGACAACCAAAATTGACCAAACCAAAAGAATTAAAAGGGATAAAGCAAATATTTTCAATAGATTATATTCCTAAAAAATGTAAGTGCCCTATCTACATAAAAAATGATGATATTTGGATAAAACATAGGGATTATTTTAGTCCAATATTTAATCCACCTGATGATAAGTATATGGGAAAACCGTTAAATGATGTGCTTAAAAAATATTTTCCAAATTGTAATTTAAAACCAGAAAAATTTATATATTCAGATAATTGGAGTTCATCAGTATTACGCAATGAAGCATGGATATGTATAAAATATTTTATTTCTTGTGTAAAACAAAATTGTTTTGAATTAGATATTCTTGACGAAATATTAAGACAACAAGAAATAATATGTGATTTTAAAAAATATGATCTATGTTGTACTGATATGGAAAGATTCTGGGAAGAAGTAATAAATAAAACTAAAAGATATATTACCAAATAATTTTTAATTATATCGTAAAAAATAGGGTATAGGTCAAATATTAGCCTATACCCCGAAAGGAGAATGTTTTATGCCTAAACTTTATTTTCGTTATGGTTGTATGGGTTCATCTAAAACAGCAAATGCATTAATGGTTAAATTTAATTATGAAGAAAAAGGATATAAAGTTGCTTTAATGAAACCTGCAATAGATAATCGCGATGGTATTGATATTATTAAATCTCGTATAGGGCTACAAAGTAAAGCAATAATCATTTCTAAAAAAACTAATATTATGGAATGGTATATTGCAAAATCAAATATACCCGATGTAATTATCATTGATGAAGCACAATTTTTAACAGAAGAACAAGTTAATCAGTTAAAGGATATTACTATCAAATATATTCCTGTTTTATGTTTTGGACTTAAAACTGATTTTCAAACACATTTATTTAAAGGCAGTAAAAGATTAATAGAAATAGCTGATTCAATCCAAGAAATAAAATCAATTTGTAAATGTGGGCATAAAGCAGAATGTAATATGAGAATTCAAAACAACAAACCGATATATAATGGTAATCAAATAGTTATAGGTGGAAATGAATCTTATATAGGAGTTTGTTATAAATGCTGGGAAGAAGGTAAAATTTAAATAAATATTTTCAAAAAAGAAAATAGATTATTTGAAACTAAAACAAATTTTCAAGGTGCATCAATGACAATCATTGAATATAAAAATTGTCATAACATTACAGTTAAATTTAATGATGGAATAATAATAAAATTATTAAAACAGGAAAACAAGTACAAATCGGAGATAATGAATCTTATATAAGTATATACTATAAATGTTGGAAAGATAGTACACGATAAAAATCTTTTTGATTCGCCTATTCACTCGTAAAAAAATAGGGCATAGTCTTAATTGGCTATACCCTCATATAAAAAAAGAAAGGTTTGAGTTTTACGGAAAATTCACTTCCAGAACTTATGACAGTAAAAGAACTAATAAAATATTTACATTGTAGTAAAAACACTGCATATCAAATTATTCAATCAAAAACATTTCCTTCTATGAAAATTTTGAATAAATGGTACATAGATAAGGACAGATTACCAGACTGGATTAAACAACAAGAAAAGAAATTGAAGTACTCCAATTGATGTAATTACTGTCAAATTACTGTCAAAACTTTTATTGTCTATGTAAATAACATAGTATTCATGCGATTTATTCAGTGTAATAAAAAGGGTCTGCAAAACCCTCATCCCCAGTCCGAATCTGGGTGACGCCTCCAAACCTTTCTCCCTAAGAATCCAGTATTCATGCGGTTCTTAGGGACTTTTTATGCCCTTTTATGAAAAACAATATTTTCTATAATCACAAATAATCCCTTCTAAATACTATTTTTCATATGCTTTCATGCCCTATTTACTGTCTTATTTACTGTCAAACTCTTGATATTATCATTTAAGACAGTTATAATATCAGTAGAAATAAAAAATAGGATGTGGAAATATGCCACAAAAAGGTTATCATCGTAAATCCAATGGTGAAGGAAGTATATTCCAGCGTTCAGATGGGAGATGGTGTGCGCAAATTCAACCAGAAGGTACTAAAAAACCAAAATATTTTTATGGAACTAAATATAAATCAGTAAAAGAAAAATTAGAAAACTATAAACAAACATTATTACAACCAAATCATAGTTCTAATAATAACAAAATTACTGTAGATGAATTTATAACAAATTGGCTAATCAATGTAAAATCAAATGACTTAAAACCAACATCATATGATAGACTTGAACGTACTATCAATAATCAAATTATACCCGCCATAGGACAATATAGTCTATCACAACTAAGTTCACAGCAAATTCAAAATGAATTAATTAATCCATTAAAAAATGATAAATCATATTCTACAATAAAAAAAGCATATAATGCAATAAATGCTTGTTATAAATATGCAATATCAATAAGACAAGTAACATACAATCCAGTGGATGCTGTTATAATACCATCTATAACACAATTTAAAAAGAAAGAAATTTACTGGTTTAATGATAATGAAATTAAACAATTTAAAACAGAATGTACTCTCAAATATTATACTGGTTCTTATAAACATATTTTGGGATATGGCATGATATTTGTTTTAAATACTGGTTTAAGACTTGGAGAAATTATAGCAATTAAATGGAATGATATTGATTTAAATAAAAAACAATTACATGTAAATCATAATGCTGTTATTATAAAAGACAGGTCTAAAAACCATACAACCAAACATAAACTTTTGAATCAAGATTTTCTTAAAACAAAATCCAGCAAACGAATTATCCCATTAAATAATACTGCTATTGACGCTTTAGATCATATTAAAAAAATAAGATACTTCGGGAAAAATAGCTATATTTTATGTACAAAAAGTGGAAAACAAGTTACTACCCAAAATTTTAGTAGACAATTTAAATGTATTATAAAAAACGCAAAAATTACCGATTGTGGAGTTCATACTTTAAGACATACTTTCGCTTCACAATTGTTTAAAAAAGGAATAGATATTAAGACAATATCTGCATTATTAGGTCATGCTAATATTTCAGTTACTTATAACACGTATATTCATTTAATTCAACAACAAAAAATAGATGCTGTTAAATCAATAGAAGAAATATGAAAACGTAAAAAATAGGGAATACATGAAATAATTTATTTTCACATATTCCCTATAAAATTAAGATATCTTATTTTTTAAACACAATATTTCGGTCAAGACATGCTGATTTGTATCATTGTTTTTTTCAACTTTATCTGATAGGTCATTAATAGTTTCACTAAATTTTCCTATAGCTTCAGAATATTTTATCAAAGATTCTTGATATTCTGGAATAATTTTAGAGCTATTTTCAATAACCCTTGTATTTGCCTCAATAACAATATTACTTTTTTCCAAAGTTGCAGTAGTTACTTTTGTTTGTTCTGCATACATATTAAGCAATCTATCCATTTGTGCTCTATCTTTTTCTTTATTCTTTTGTTCTATTCCTTGTTGTTTAATATGTTGTTTCCATAATTTTGGTGCAAAAAATAACAATAAACATAATAATACAATAACAATAGCAACAGCAAGTCCAAGAGTACCAACTAAATTTCCTATTTCACTCTCTTTCATTTTTTTATTTCACCATTCTTTCAGATTTTATAAACTTGGAATAATGAAATTATTTACTTGTCTTTTCAGTAATTTTAGGTTTTGCAGATGTAATAGTAGATTCAACTGCATCATATGTTCCATTAGAAGCAAAAGCAACAATAACAGCATTAAAAAATATCATAACACCTGTTTCTACTGTAAGTTTTCCTGTAAACAATGTAGCTAAAAATAAAATAATTACTGCTAAAATATAACTAACAGCTTGAGTATGTAATTTGTTCGCAAATTTAAATTTCTTTAAAAACTGTGTAATATAAGCTACTGCGCCTGTAGCTCCAGCCATAGTTGCTAATGATGTCCAAGTAAAAAATTGATTCATAATATTACCTAACCTTTCTTAATTAATTATTTATCTGATATATTTGGTTGAACTACATCATCTGTAGAAATATCATTAATATCTTGTTGTTTTGAATTATTTACATTTTCAATATTGGGATTTTTATGTATATTTTCCCACTTAGCTTTATTTAAATAAAATGGGGTTACAATTGAAATAGGTGCTCCAACATATGAAAATAAAGCTGTTAATGCTTGAACTGAATAATCTGGATACTTATCTAATATCTTCATAACCACAAAAATACCTAAAATTAAAATTACAAAATAAGTTAACATTAATAAAGCAATAACAATTTTAGAAAACTCAAACTTATGTTTTGTTTTATCTTTTTTCATTTTACTACCACAACACAAATCCGTTTTCCATTAGCATAAATGCCACAACCATTTGTTTTTTGCAATGCTTGTATCTTAAAGAAATAATTATTGCCTTGTTGTTTTACAAATATAGGTTTTAATATATTATTATGAGCAGATGAAAAAACAGGTTTACATTCAGATGTTAATTTAAATTGATACGTACTGCCACAGACCATATTTAAATTTGATGGCGTATCAGATATAACAGGGTAATTTTTAACGTAAACAATACATTTACGTTTTCCATTAACATACATACCTACAGTACCTATATTCTTACTTATAACAGTATAATAATAATCATTACCTTGCTGTTTTACTAATACAGGATTAGTGACTATTGAACTATTACCAGATGTAAAAACAGGTTTATTATTAGATGTTACTTTAAATTGATATTGAACTCCGTTAGGAGGTAATTTAAGTACAGTAGTATCTATAATCACTTTAGTATTATTAAATGATTTATAGCAAACATTAATATCGACATGACCTTTTATACCCTTGACATTCCCATCACTTGCATATTGCCATATATCACAAATTGATGAATGGTTAGTATTTTCTGGTATCGCACTTGAATACCATGCTAACCAAATACCAATATTATTAACTTTTAATTGATTAACATCTATATATGTACCAAACCATGATTTGCTTGAATAACATAAAATATTATCATATCCATGTTGCCTCATAAATTTAGCAAAATATAAAATCCTTTGCATAATACCTGATTTACCCAAATTAGAAATTTCAGGTATACATTTCCCATTATGATATGGATTTTCTACATCAATAGCAACACAAGTAATTTTATACGGCTTAATAACATTAAGAAAATCATTACATTGTTGTTCTATTGAAGTAGAACGTAAAAAATGATAAACTCCAACGGTTAAACCAGCTTTAATGGCATTACTAATATTCGTTTTAAAACATGGATCAATATAATTTACACCTTCAGTCGCTTTTATTATTGCTCCACTTATACCATCATTTTTGACATCATTAAAATTAATATTTTCTTGATGATGTGAAGTATCAATAATCTTACAACTCAATATATTACTCCTTTCATAAAAATAGATTCCCTTAAATTTGATTAAGAGAATCTAAACTATACAATATATATTTATCAAATTTAATTAAAACACTATAATATGGTATTATTCACCATAAAAAGAGTATTTTATGTTGTTGCTGGATAATCCTCGCCGGTGATTGCCTTATACTGGTCGGCGGTAATCGTACCGGCTTCAACTGCCGCCTGCAATTTTTCTTTTGCTGTTGGCTGCCGCATTGTAACGCTTATGCGGTCGTCTATTAATTCCACCTTAACTAATTTACCGTAACCCTCAATCGGCGTTCCGTCTTTGCCGTCTGTGCTAATTACAAGGTTATCCGCATTGTTTGAAAACGCGGTCTGCAAATCTTCGCATGTATGGCCGTCTTTCGTAAACTGGAATATGTATTGGTTACCATTTTTTTGCGCAACAGCAAGGCCTGACAAAACCGTACCGTCTGATTTTTTAATTGTTTGCATATGTAAACCTCCTATTGATTTTCCGATTTATACTCAAATTTATCACCTGTTGGAAGCCATGCGAAAGCATCCCAAGGAATTGAGAATGTCGCTTGTACATGAACATCACTTTCTGTTGAAAGCTCTACATATATTTTAAAGAAATAATAATCTATGCTATTTATTACATCATAAACTTGTTTGCTAACTATTACATCGTTATTTTGGTTACCCTGAATATCAACTTGACCAATATAATAGTTTCTTTTATCTGTGTCACCATTACCTGTACCATAAAATCCCACATGAACATTGATAGTAATGTCATCCGCTATAACATCAGTAGCAGCTACATATCCAGCAAGGCGTAAAAACTGTACAGTACTTGTAGCATATATGGTGTTATATGGTAATTTAAAATAAATATTTGCGTTCATTGAATGTGCTTCATCATCAGTAGTTTTACAAGAAAAAATCAGATTATCTTTAGTTGAATTGTTGATGACCTTAGAATAAAAAGGATTAACAGATACTGCTTTATCAAAATAAACTGGTACACTATCTATCCACACCACATGGTTAACCCCATCAGCACCGCCAACCTCAATCAGCCTAAGTTTATGGTTTGTTCCATCTGGATAACCTACTTGTCCAGACTTTAATCCATGGTTTGCATCATCTGTATAACCTATTTGTACCATTAAATCACCTCAATCTATAACAAGGTGGATATTGCCTGCACCGAGGAATGATGAAGCTTCAGATGTAGATATTGTTATATTCCTTAGTCCTGCCGTACCAAGGGCAATATTGCCGGAAGCGTAATCAGCAGTAGAAGCGTGACCGCCGTCAGCAACATTTTTCCAATCAGACCACGAAATATTAGCAATCGAATTCCGATGATATACTTCATTCCCACTCTCGCCGTTTAAAATTCTCGCTTCCTGTGCACCATAACCACCGTTATTATATGGACTAAAATATTTTAAATGATACCAACAATGTGATAGTCCTATTTGTACCGCAATTTCAGGGGCTATCCTTGTTTCATATGAATATAAAAAACTTGCATTATCAAGTTGTTCCGCAGTTAAAGTACTTGTTGGTAATACCGTTACTGCTCCTACCTGTTCCGCCGTAGGCATTTCTGCTTGGTAAAAATGTATCGCGTGCAAATTAGCATGCAATATTACAGAAACCATATCTACAGAATGAAACGCACCTGTACGTAATGCCTCACCTCCAGTTGTATAAATTGTGTAAGCCGCTCCATCGATTGTAAACGTGTCTCCTGCGGTGTAAGTTGCGGGAGCTTCAAAAATACAAGCGACTTTACCGCTTGTTGCATTAAGGCCGGTTAGTTGAAAAACTGTACCCGATTTTGTACAGGAAAGCTTTGTAATTTTACCAGCTGTTGTTGTTTCTTGAATAAAATCAGCATTTGATGTAGGATATTTTGTTATATAACCGCTATCTTGACGAAGATGTGTTATATAACTTGAATCATTTGAATTAGTTTGTTTCCATTCATCACCTGTGACTTGATTTTCTGGTTGATTTTCTGACCAAATAGTTTGTTTCCCAGAAACAAGCGCTACATGCCAATAATCAGGACTATCAGGTGGAATCTGATTAGTATTTTGAGTTATACAAACATAGAGAGATGAACCATATGGAACTAAATCTTGTACTTTATATTCTTGACTACTACTCCATGTAGTATAAAATGCCATTGTTCCACCAGAAATGCCTTGCAGAACTATAGGAATCCAATAGTCTTGATTTGTAGGAAGTATACCCGTAATACTATCATCTGAAGTACACATATATGCTTTATTACTATAACTAATAATATCAAATAATTTATAAGAAGTAGTAGGCCTATATGTTTCTTTATATGTAACAATATTTGCTATTTGGTTAATAATACTGCTTTTCCAAGTTTTTTGTATAGCAATAATTTGATCTTCAAAACGTTGCAAAGTAGCAGCAGTCACTATACAATTTGATAAAGTTGGATTGGCCTCTAATATTGCTTTTGCACCAGCAAAATCATGATTAGTTATATCTGTTTGAATTTCTTCAATTTGAGTATAATTTTGTTCATTAATATCAACATATATTTGATAAGGATCAATAACATCGGGGAATCCTGTTCCTGATAATCCTGGCCATGTTTCTGACATTAGATCACTCCTTTTAATATTTTAATAGCTGTCCCCATTAGGATATGTTTCAAAAAATTCTGTAGCTTCAATAGTTTCAGTTCCTTTAGTTAAATCATCACTTGATATTTTTGTTGTAATAAACGTTTTAATTTCACCTGTACTTAATAATTTATAAGTAAATTTTTGATTTACATCTGCAAAAGGAATAGTTTGAATCCCTAACTCTAATACTCTATTCAATCTTGTAGATTTCCAATTTTCATATTGCGCTCTTTGCTCACACAAATCATTTGAATAAATATTTTCATAATCTGAACCTGTTTTTACATCTTTTCTTATCCCTATTTTTTCAATAGCAAATTGGCTATTTGGCATAACTCTATAAATTATAGAATCAGTATTATATGTAATCTTATCTTGCGTTTTTTCAGCATCAGATGGCTCAGTATTTCTTAAAATGCAAACAGAATGAACTTGATATTTACCTAAAACAATCCATTGTTCATTCTTATATTCAAATGCAGTATAATCATTTATCGTACCAGCTACTAAAGTTGTCCCATCTGAATTTACAATAGCATGAGCGCCTAAACTACTTACATTAAGGGTAGGGGAAACACCATTGGCTACATTTAATTTAACGGCAACTTTTAATCCATCATAAAGTTCTGTTATGCTATTTATTGTGCATGAATAAGCAGAACCAGAATTAGTACAAGTATCTGTATACCCGTCTACATCAATAGTAGAACCAAAAATTTCAGTTACATTTCTAACCGTATTAAAATCAACTTTCATATTTTCGCTTAAAACTAATTGCTTTTTAATAATAGTTTCATAATCTAATACAACTGGATCTTCAATCATAGTAGGAATTTGTCGTGTAATAAACATATCCATATCGCAAAAACATTCATATCCAATATATAAATCTCTTAATTTTGTTATTAATTCCCATACTGTTGTCCCAGCATTTACTTCAATATCATAAGGGACTGTGTTCATTGTGCTATCTTTAATATTATGAATATCAACGATATTGTATTTTGAAAATCCTCCTAATTGTGTAACAATTGATATCAACGCATTACGAATTATATTACCATTTGGTATCTTAGTTGTTTCCGCACCACCTATTTTAGTTTGAGTTAAATACCAAACAAAATCTACTGCTTTTAAATCTAAAGTACGATTAGAACTATCCCATGTATAATCACTTTCTGAATATGTAAAAAGTCCTAATGGATAATATATAAACCCATTAGAACTAATAGTTTTAAGACCAATATATATTTTTAAAAAACGATTAAACCAAAATTTGCTATTTTCATCTAAATTATAAGTTTTGTCTTTAATAAAAACTTTTACTGCACAAGTTCTTCTTATATCTGAAGTAGAATCACAATTATAACTACAACTTAAACAATCTCCTTGTATAGTATCTATAGTTTGCAACTGGCTATTTAATAACTCTAATTTTATTTTATATTGTTTTATTTTACTACCTAAAATTTGAATATCCTGTTCTGTTACCTCATACACAGTAGTCACCGCCCAACTATACAGAAATTAATCCATTATTTATTAAATCGTCATAGTCATTTGCATCTCCAATTTCGCAAGCATTAAAACTTGTTAATGTGTATCCTTCATAAGAATAATTACTTGAATCGTCTGAAATTGCATCTGTTATACTGATTAACCACATACGCCCATCAAATGTTTTTATTAACAATGGTATCTTACTTGTTAGCAAATCTTTAAGTTGATCTCTATATTTCCATGCCCCAATTTTATCATATACATTATTGGTTTGTGTAATAAACATACATTTAACTGAAAACGTATTATAATTCAATTCATCATTAGAAATAACAACTGGATATTTACCCGATAAAGGTTTTAATATAATTGTATCTTGATTCCTTGTTGGAGTGATTTCTTCATTGATTGCATGAAAAGTCTTATCTTTACTCATTACAAATAAACCATTAAAATCTGAAACAACAGTATTTATGCTATAATTCCCTTCTACACCACTTGGAGAAACAGGAACTAAAGCAAATTGATACTGCGTTTTACCTCCACGACACCATTTACAAAATCTTTCAAAATTTAAATCATCATTTGTAGATATATTAACACTCGTTAAAGTAATCCAATCTGATGAACCATATTCCCTATATTTAACTCTAATATATGCAATTTGATCTAAAATAGAATCTATATTCCCAGCTAATAATGTTCCATTAAATGTTGCATGTAAAATAGTATTCCAATCCCATGTTGTATCAATTGGAGCTGTCATATTTACATCTGTATTACTTGTAATAAATAAATCATTTACAATACAATTTTCTACTTGTACTGTAGTTATATTATTTATACTATTTGGCGTTTCATAATCAGTTTCACTTCCACACATTGCGCTGTATCCTAAAAAAATCAAATATAACAGCTCCTTTCAATTTTATTTTACAGGCAAAGTAATAATTGAATCAACAACTTTTGGGGTAGTTCCCCAAACTTTCATAACTTGTTGGACTACATCAATAGTACAATCAGTTACTAATTTATTTCGTCCTCTTGCACTATTTACATAAGCTTTCATCGTATTATTTCCAAAACCAATTGATACGCTTATGTCAGTAAGAGTCCCATCATATATTTCCATCTTTAATACACCTCTTAACTTATATGCTTGTAAGATATGTACCCGATAATTCTATAGAAAAAGTATTTGTTATTTTATCAACAGTAACATCATTACTTGTCCCTGCTATAGCAATTGATTGCCCTAAAAATATTTTAGTATTGCTTGCTTCAGCATATGGCAAAATAATTCCAGAAATATTACTTACTCCACTATATGAAATAACTTTAATCCCAGAATTATAAAGAACCGCAAACGGCAAACCATCTATTTCCAAAAGTCCATCCATATCATTTTTTGCAGAAATTACTATTTTACAATAAATATAACACTGCTTACCAGCTTTATAATAATAACCTGTTTGTGTAGTATATGTAGGCGTACCAACTGTTGTAGCTCCACATAAAGTAGGTTGCCAAATATAATTTGTAGTATCAGCTAATACAAATTCATCTATTGATTTGTTATCAAATTTACTACTATTTACAGCAGTCCCAGAAGTAGTAGTAAGTACATTCTTAGACCAATCATTAATTTTCACCATATCTACATTATAATCATCATATGGATTAAAATGATCAGAATTAATAAATTGACTTAGTAATAATGTATCTGTCTTATTTGTTGAAGAAATAATTATCACCTCTTTATGTTAATAATAGTTTACCTTTCAGTCTAAAATCTTCGATATTAATATTTTTATTATTCCATTCTTCTACAGTTAAGTTATAATTGTTCCATTCTTCTACGGAAACAGAATAATTATTAACTTGGATACCCCATAAACCATCTTTATTACGGATATCAACATAAACTGCTTCAGAATAATCTAACTTATTGAATATATCCGAAGCAATTCGTGTCGTTAAAATAGGATTAATAATCTCTAATAAAAAATATGCCTTTTCTCCATCTTCAAAATCACCTAACATATATTTTAAAGATAATTGTTCAGTTCCATTAGTAGCATAATATATTATCTGATAGGGTAGGGGATTACGAATAATTAACTGTTTAGTAAAATTATTGCTAATCTGAAATCCATTATCAAACCAAACTTTATTACCTTGCGTCAAATCCATTTCAATATTATCAATATATGTAATTGGATTCATATTTGTTTGACCATCAACAGAAATTAAATGAGATTCAACTCCGACAGTACCATCATCTGAATTATTAGTTAAAATAACCTTGTTAAAAGTTGTTGGTTCAATGTATACAACTGAAAAATTTATTTTGCCTGTAGATATAATCATTCCATCAACAGTTGTCCCAATTATTTCAAAGCTATATGCTGTATTATTTTCAAGGGAATTTATAGTTGTACCCATTGATTGTGTAGCTAATATTTGGTCTGTTTGATTTATTTGAACATTACCACTATCATATAAAATAAGATTCCAATAATTTAACAATTCACCATCTTCTGATGTATAGGTTAAATTAATTGGTAAATATGAATTTTTAACAATTTGATTTTGTTCAACATCAACGGATAGCACAGGTGTCTTATGACAAGTGAAAACAATGCTATTTGAAAATCCTGATTCATTTCCATCTTTATCAAATACAGACAGTTTAGCATTATATTGAACTCCATTTGTTAAAACACTTGCGGAGAGAGTATGATAAAGTTGAAATGTTGTTTCTGTATTATCATAAACTTGACTATTATCAGAATTTTTATATATTACAAGCCTATTTTTAAATACTTGTGAGCCATTATATGTAAAAACAA